TCGACCTCGAGATCGCCGTCTTCGTTCGCCAGCATCGAGGCGTAAACGATCGTCCCCGGTATGTCACACGGCGGCAGATCGACCCAAAAGCCGGCCGTAATGTCGTTGACGCCGTCGCCGATCACGATCGGGATCGTATAGTGCTCGACGTTCAAGAGCGCGCGCTGCGCGTCGGCGTCGGCGGCCGTGAGCATATCCCGGCCGGCCGTCGTCGAGTCGGTGATCCCGGTCGAGAGCACGGTCCCGCCGCCGAACTGCGCCCAATTGACGGCCGTCACGCCGAGCGTCCCGCCGGCATTCACCGTCGAGAGCCAGAACGTATCCGCATTCGCCGTCCCGATCTCGACGACCACGAAGGCGGCGACGAGCTCCGTCCATGCGTCGGCGTCCGTCGACCTCGAGGCGGCGCCGCTCACCGGGACGACGTATATCCCGTTCTCGAGCGCGGACGCCTGATCTTTGACGAGCACGCGATCGCCGGTGACGAGTGTCACGCCGTCGATCGTATCGCCGTTCTCGAGATCCGTCGCGATCGCGATCGGCGCCGTCGTCGCGACACGGACGCTCGCCTTCTGATCGAGCCCGGCGATCGCGGCATCGAGTAGCGCCTGAATCCCGAGCGTCGTCCGCATCGCGGCGGCGTCGGCGTCGTCGAGCAGCGTCCGCGCGAAGGCCGAGAGATCCGTTAAGGCGGCCGCGCTCGAGCTCGTGTAATACGCGAGTTTATCCGCCGCCGGCGTGAGTGCGCGCAAGGCGAGGATCGCGGCCGCGAGGTTCGCCGCGGCCGCCTGCACGCGTCGATCGACGATCGCCGTGATCTCGCCGCCGACGGTTGTTATCTCGTACATCGCGAGCGCGTCCGGCGTGAAGCCGCCGACGTCGACGCTCACGACGCCGGCGTGCGTACGCTCGAGATAATTCGTGTCGTCGTCCGTGAGTGCGATCGGCCCCCAGTCCGAGCCCGGCGTCGTGACGCCGTTCTCGTCGACGATCGGGCCGCCGAAGCCGGAGACGTTGAGCGTCGGCCACGTCGCCGCGCTGGCCGGCCATCCCGAGAGATCGATCCGCCAGTGCGGACTTAGGGACGCGTCGAGCGTGCGCGCCTGCGCGCTCGCTTCCGCCGCGACATTCTCGCCGAGCGTCGCGTCGGCGTATATCCCGTTAATCGGAAGCTGAATCGGCGGCATTTTTTAGAGAGTCCCCATGATATAAGTCCCATAGTAACCCCATCCGGTGCCGCCGAGCGCGATCAAAGAGGCGAGATCGACAAACTCGAGGACCGGCTTCGTCGGATCGTCCGGATCGGGAATGACGAGCGGGACGTACTGCTTCGATGCCCAATCGGCCGGGATCCGGACACCGATAAGGCGAATATCGATCTCGAGCTGCTGCGCCGTACCGGGAACGGAATCGTCCCGGACGTATGCAACCTTGCTCCGGATCGTGATCGGCGGCGTCACGGTGCCGCTCCCGTGTACTGCAGGCCCGGTACGGTAAGGTGCGTCGCGGCGCCGCCGACGGCCGGCGCCGAGCCCGTAGAGAAAGCGTCATCGGTCCCGTCGAATTGGAACCAAGGCGCCGAGCTCTCGAGCTTTTGCCCCGCCGGTGCGTCCGCGGATCCCGCGAGATCGAGCACGAGCTGATCGCCGGCCTGCACGTCGATCGAGGCGCCGGCGAAAGAAATATCTTGCTCGACGAGCGACGTCCCGGCGATCGCCGCGGACACAAACGTGCCGATCGTCCCGACGTCAACATCGCCCGTCGAGCGCCAGACCCATAAGCGCCCGGTCACGTGCCCTTCGGCGTACCGCGTCGACGCAGCCATCGCGGCCGCGATCCGGAGCTGATACGTCCACGCCGGCACCGTCTGCGCGGCCAGCGGCGCCCCGTACACTCGAGCGAAGCCACCGCTCGCGCGCTTCGAATCGTAATCCGTCTCCGGCTTCGCGATCCGTGCGCTCGAGCCCTTCGTCGACGAGAAGATGAGCATCGGCGGCGCCGGATCCGTGATAACAATCGCCGAGAGCGCGGCCGTCCATGAGCCGTACCCGACGCCGTAGCAGCTCGCGCCGGAGCAATCGCTGCCGAGCTCGAAACCGATCGTCACCGATCCGCTCGCGCCGGCCGGCAGCCGGAAGCGCATCGTCGCCCAAGGCGCCGAGCCGTCCCATCCCATTCCGTACTCTGCGACCCTCGCCGACATACACCGCGTGCCGAAGGATCCCGAGATCGTAATCATCGCCCATACCGGGCAGGCGCAAAGATCCGACGGGCCGCATTGCGTCGGCCCCCACGTGCCCGAGCACTGCCCCGGAAAGCCGACGACGGTCCACGTCCCGCCTTGCTTGCGGAACTTCATCCGGACCTCTGCGCCGACGCCGCACGGATCCGTCGCCGCCGGGAGCGTGAAGGACCGGCTAAACCCCTGCGAGGCGTTGAAGCAATTCAAGAGGATGATCCCGGCGCGTGCGATCGCGCCGTTTGATTCGTCGTCCGTGATTCCAGTCCATCCCCCGAGCCCGCTCCCGCCGACGCCCGGCGTCCATCCCGCCGACGCCGGATCACTCGTGAGGACGAATTGCTGCAGGACATTGGCGTATTGCAGATCCTCGCGCACGACGCCGAGCGTCTCGAGGCTATTCACGCCGAAGCGGTCGATCCATCCGCCGTCATACTTCGCGAGGCACGAGTGCGCCGACGGCGCCGCGTGCCGGACGTACAACGTCTCCGGCGGGAGCGTGACGTTCTGCTGCAATTCGAATTGCAGCGTCACGAGATCGAGCCGCGGCGAGGCGGATCCGTCGCCGCCGTACGCCTGCACGGCCCAATACACGTCCGCGCCGGCGGCCGCGACAAAGAATCCGCCGCCGACTTGAATCCCGACGGTGCCGATCGATACCTGCGCCGGCCCGGTGAGCCCGGCGCTTACGAAGGTTCCCGGTGCGCCCGTCAGGGAATAGAAGACTTGCATCCTCGAGCTCGAGGCGCCGGCCTCGAGGACGTCGACCGTGAGGCGGACGTAGTTGTACGCCGCTGCGTTGTACTTCGTCCGCTTGAACGCCAGCGTGTACGGATCGAGCGCGGCGCCTTGCTGATACAGTGTCACCGGCCCGAAGCCGGCGAGCAGGGAAATAGCTTCGCCGGCGACGATCGAGCGCGTCGGCGCCGGCGTCTCGTCGCCATCGTCGACGGTCGAATTCTGATACCCGGCGAGCTCTTTCGGCGGCCGGTTGTAATAATCGAGCGGCGGCGGGAGTCGCGGCGACGTCATACGAAGCCCGGCCAGAGGATCGAATTCGACACGACCAGAACGCTACCCGCGGCGTCCTTCGCCGCAAGGCGATAGTAGCCCGGCCCGATGCCCGGCCCGGCGTGCCACTGATCGCCGGCGAGCTGGCCGGATTCGTATTGATCGACCCACGGATCGATAATGCCGTCGTCGTCCGATCGCTGAATCGCGCACGTGCGCGCGCCCGACGTCACGCAGATAAAGCCCATGACGAGCGACGCGATCCCGATCGAGAGCGTCGGCGCGCGCAGATACTCGACACCGGGCTCCGGATTCCACGTCGGCGGCTCGAGCGCTCCCTGCGACGGCGGCAATCCCTGCCCGGCGAAGTACGCCGGCGTCGAGTACGCGAGGACGGCGTCCGCCGCATCCTCGAGGCGCATCCGATACCACTTCGGCAGAATGTTGAAGTCGGAAATCACCGTCGAGACGATCGACGTCGTCGCAAACTCGACGAAGTGAATCCCGTCCGGCGCGTACTCGAAAACGATATGATCGGCCGTCGGATGCCCGGTGACGAGCCACATTAGCGCAACCTTGTAGAGCCCGAGCCCGGAGTCCCACACGAGTTTAGGCGCCTGCCCGTCCCACGTGAACGTAGACGGGATCGCAATCCCGCCGGCGTGCCGGCGATGCTTCCCGCTGACGCCGTTATTCCAGATGAAAACCTCGTAATTGTACGGCGTCTGCGGGTTTATGAACGTGTCACTAAACGCCCGCGGCGACGTGTCCGCATCGATGAAGAGCTGAAAAATGTCGACGCCGTCCCGCCGGATGAAGATAAAATTCCCGCCGCCGGGATCGATCGCGCCCGGCGTGACGTCGAGAATATTCACGTCGAGGACTGAGGACACGGCGAAGGATGCGATCACGCCGTCGATCGGCGTCGGCGTCGGATCGATCGCCTGCACGGCCGGCGGCGTCCAATCCGGCCCTTTGATGCCCGTCCGGCCGAAGCCGCACGCGCGGATCTTGCGCCAGCGGAACGGACGCGTCGCGATCCCGACGACCGTCTGCCAGTCCGGGAACTTCGTTTTCGGCGTCTTCGTTTTCACGACGTCCGAAAAGATGACGCCGGCCGTGTGGATCCCTTCCTGCCGGAAGAGCCGAAGCGCGCTCGAGTTATTCGCAATATCCGGCGCCGGCGTCGCGGCGCTGTCGCCCTCTTCGGCCCAAAACTCGACATACTCCGTATTCTTTTCGAAGACGACGCCGATCCATACCATGCCGTCTCCGGTGACGCCGCCGCCGTGCGATTCCTCGCCGAGCAGGAAGGTGAAGATCGGCGCCGGCACGCCGGCGGCGTTCCCCGGCCCGCTGCCGTGCATGTTGATCCACGTCCGGTACGCGCCGGCCGGCTTCCCGCGTGTCTGTATCGTCGAGTCGCCGTGCCCTTTGGCGAAGCGGTGCGTCATCGCGACGATCGCGTACGTCTGATCGTCGGAATAGTGCACGTCGTTCGCTGCAAACTCGAGCAGATCGCCGAGCTGCAGCGGCCAGAGATGAAACGTCTCGATCGCGTGATCGGCGAACGGCGTCGCGAGATCCTCGATCACATAATCGATCATCGCCTGCGCTTCGACGGCTGTATTGATGTTGCTCGTATGCGCTTCGCCGATCTCGATATACCGGCGCCCGAAGGTGCCGATCGAGGCGGGATCCGACGCCGTGACTTCGGCCGTCGTGCCGGCCGATGTGACGTACTTCAGGCGGCCGAAGTTGCGTACCTCGTCGTCGCCGATCTGTAAGTCGGTGACTTTCGAATACTCATCCGCGGTGATCTGTATCCCGTTTGTGAGGTTCACGAAGACGGGATTCCGCTCCGGCGCAAAGAGCGTGAGCACCGGAAGCACGCCGGCGCCGGCGTACCGATACCGGAGATCCCATCCGATCTGCAGCGCGAGCGCGCGGATCGCTTCGAAGACCGGGACGCGTGCCTGCTCGTACGGCTCGAGGAACCAATTCGGGATGACGGGAACCGAGAGCGTGATCGCGCCGAGCCCGTTGTCGTCGAGGATCTGCTGAATGACGAGATCGAGCCGGACGCCGGCCGTCGAGCCGTATTCCCGCAGCTCTTCGATGATCGCGTCGGCGAGGCGCGCGCCGAGATCCCGGAGCCCGACCTCGATCGTATGCTCTGGCCCCCATTGCGGCTTCCCGAGAATGCCGTCGAAGATCTTCCGCCAGAGCGCCGACACGTCGGCCGGCCGGCCGGTCCCGTTCGCGATCGGCGCGAGCCAGATCCGGACGCCGCGGCCCGGATGGATGACCGGCGAATACGCGAGCAGATCGTCGACGTTGAGCGGCGACGTCGCCATGAACGGCGCGAGCGAGAGCAATTGCGAGCCGTCGTGCGCTTCCCGCTTGAGCCGGAGCGTCCCGCCGGCGACGGGTTGATCGATCGAGTCCGTGAGCGTGACCTCGTCGACCCAATCGAGGCCGCCGACGGGATCATCGGAGTAATTGACCCACGTCCCGGATTCGTTTTGAATCTCGACCCGGAGATGATACTCGATCGACTGGCCGCCGATCGTCGCCCGTTCCGGCGCCGTGATCGTCCGCATGCGGGACTAAGCTCGCTCGAGCGTGAGCTGCACCGTGCGGCGGAAGTCGGCCGTCTCGCTCGCGTCTTTGATGAAGTCGGAGCTATTGAGCGTGACGAGGTAATTCCCGGACGTGATCGCGTCGCCGGAGCAGCTCACGATCCCGCCCGTCGCCGCGGCGGCCGTGCGCAGCGTCGCGGCCGCCGACTGCGTGATCGGCCCGACGGTGAAGCGGTAGCGCTCTTTATTCGCCTGACGGCTCGAGCGCATGAGGCCCGAGAATGAGCGCTTCGCCTCGCCGATGTATTCGCCCTCTTCCTGCGTCGCGCCGGCGACGAGGATCTCGAGCGTGATTCCTGCGACCACGAGAAAAGGCATCGCTGATCCCTATATATCGAGCATGGATGACGGACGCGCCGTGAGGCCGTGATTCCGTGCTTTCGTCTTCAGCTCATACTTAATCGCGTCGACGAGCTCCGCGGCCGGCCGCTCTCGAGCGTCGACGTTGAGCTGCTCGATGATGAAGACGTCGCCGCCGGCGGAGATGTTCTGATCCTGCACGGTGTCGAGCGACTGCCGCCCGGTGAGCGTGAGTGCGCCCGGCTTGATCTTGTCGATCTCGATCGAGTCGAAGGTGCCGGCGATCGAGTCGACGGTGCGTGCGAGTGTCGCCTCGAAGCGCGCCCGCTCGAGCTTGAATCCCTGCGGCACGTTCAAGAGTGACGCCGTGACTTCGTTCGCCGCTTTCGCGAGTCCGTCGAGGCCCGACTCGACGAGCTCGATTATCTGTATGAGCTCGTCGCGGCCGAAAAGTGCATCGAAGTCGCCGGAGAGGCTCGCGACGTTGTCGAGTAGCGTCCGCGTGAGTAACCGCAGCGCGGCCTCGACTTGCCCGGCATTGTTCGGATCGATGCTCCCGAAAAACTTATCGAAGATCGCCGGCGCGAGTGTCTGCAGTTGCGCGATCCCCTGCTGAATGGTCCGCTGTGCCGTTGCTTCGAAGTCGAAGACGTTCGCCTCGAGCTCCATCCGCTGCCGCGTATCGTCTAGCGTGTTACTCCATTCCGTGAGCCGCCGGATATTTAGCTCGATCTTGTCCGCGAGCAGCCCAAAGGCTTCCGGGATGATCCGGCCGGCCGAGTCAAAGAGCGTGACGTTAAGCTCGTCGGCGATCGCCGACACTTCCGCAAGCGACGTCCCGAACTCCCGCAGGACGCCGCCGAGAATGTTCTGCGTGAAAGATCGGCCGTCCGTTTCTCGCTGAATATCTGCGAGCCGCTCGATGAGCTGCTGCACGCTCGTAAAGCCGGCGCCGATCGTGCCCCCGCGGCTCGGATCCAATGGGCCGCGGAGCGCTGTAAGCGCCGTCCGGAAGTCGCCGATCGCGCCGGTAAATCCCCCTACCTCGATGCGGAGCCTCTCGAGGTTCCGATTGTTTTCGCGCTGGATCTCCGTCTGCTCGCGCACTACCTGACGCAGCTTTTCATTGTCCGACTGTATCGCGGTGACGATGGAATTCACGATAGAAAGGCCGGCGCCGGCGGCGCCGAGCGCGGACGCTGCGACCGTCACCGCGGAGCCCGTGCCCGCGCGGAGATCCTTCTGCGCCTGCGCCAGATCGACGAGTGCATCGGTGAGATTGACGGCGCTCTGCAGCGTGCGGCGAATGTTCTCGTCGACGCTCCGCATCGCGTCCGCGAGGCCCAAGATCGCCCGGCCGATGCCCGTCGCCGCGCGCGCAAAATTCATGAGCTTGTCGAGCCGCGACGTCGTGCTCGAGAGCGTCGCCTGCAGCTTGCCGGCGGCTTCGTTGATCGCCGCGATCGCGAGCGCCTGATCGTCCGCTTTGATATTCGTCGAGTCAAGCGAGCGCGCGAGGCCGCCGAGCGCGTTCCGCACGGTATCGATCGCGGCCGCGTACTGCTGCTCCGCACTGATGATCTCGTGCCGATCGCCGCCGAGCCGCGCGAGGTTGAGCCGGTTCTGCGCGGCGACGGCCTGATCTACGGCCCGGTTGAATATGTCGAGGCCGGCCGGCTCGATCTTAATCGGCAGGCTCCCGAGTTGCTGCGCGAGGCGATCGCGGAGCGTGTCGAAACGGACCTTCCCGATTGCTGCAGCCATCTCCGCCGGCAGCCGTTGCGCGAGCCGCTGCATCGAGGACGACGCGAGCGACGTATCGATGATCGGCTGCACGGTGATCTTAGGAATGAGCCCGGAATCCTTCGCCGTGAGCGCTTCGGTGAGCTTTTTTACTTCCGCTTCGGCGAGCTGCCGGATCTCGCGCGTCGACGTATCGATCCGGACGCGCAGCTTTATCTCCGGCAGCTCGAGCAGATCGGCGAGGATCTTCCGGAGCCGGAGCGCTTCCTCGCCGAAAGGATCCTTCAGGCCGCGGAGCTTCCGCTGCGTCTCGTCGAAGAGGACGCGCAGCCGATCGACGACCCGGTGCACGTGTTCTCCCTGCTTCTGCATGATCCGAAACGTCTCGATCACACGAGATACGCCGTCGGCGAATTTCTTTAGCTCATCCTCTGCCGACGGCTTAATGATCGGCGTCGCATCGGCGCCGGCGGCGTTCCGGACTTCGATCATCGCGTTAAGCGCTTTCTGAACGCTCGTGATCCGCCGCTCGAGCGTCACGAGCTCGTCGGAATCGCCCGGCGCGACGCCGCCGCCGCGCGCGGCCGCTTCGATATTCGCGCGCAGTCGACGCGCTTCGGCGTTCATGCGCGTAAGATCCCGGAGCGAGTCCTCGATCCGTGTCGTGAGCTCTTTCGGATCCATCTTCTCGAGGCCGGTCCGGAGCTTCTCCGCTTCCTTCCGTGTCTCTTCGACTCCCTTCCGCCACTTGAAAAAGACGGCGGCCGCGATCCCGATCGCCGTTGCGATGATGCCGATCGGCCCGAGTAGCGTCCGCCATGCGCCCGCGATCGCAAGCTGCAGAAAGGCGAACGCATCCCGCAGCGACCGGATCGCCGGGATGAGCGAGAGCAGGCCGGCGAGCGCCGTCCCGGCGGCGAGCCGGCCGAGCGCTCCGATCGCGAGATTGATCGCCTTCACGAGCACGCCGGCGCCGATCACGAAGGCAAACGTCTCAACGGCCGCCCGGTGATTATCGAAGGCGTTCCCGAGCGCGTTTATCATCTCGACGAGCTTTTTCGTCGCGCCCGTCGCCGCGTCCGTCTCCCCGATAAAGCGCTGCACGCTATTCCGGAGCTGCGTCAAGGCGCCGCCGACGGTTGTCGGGAGCCGGCCGGCCTGCGCGGCGATCGCGTCGCCCGACTCGAGGATCGCGCGCGCGACTTGCTCGACCGAGATCTTTCCCTCGCTCGAGAGCTTCCGAAACTCGCCGATCGTCAGGCCGAGCGACTCGGCCATTTTGCCGAAGAGTAGGGATGCGTTTTCCGAGACGCTCCGCAGCTCATCGCCGGCGAACTTGCCAGAGCCAAAGGCCTGCGCGAGCTGCCGGATCGTCGAGGACACTTCCGACGCGCTGCGCCCCTCGATCGCGAGTGCCTGCGTGACGGTGCGCGTGATCTTGACAAGATCCCGGCTCGAGAGCCCGAGCTGCTTCTGCGATTGCGCAAGGCGCGTGTAGAGCGTCGCCGTCGATTCAAACTCCGCGCGCGATTCCTGCGCGATCGCGAAGAGCTCCCGCTGCACTCGGCGTAACTCTTCGGTCGATCGCGTGACGATCCCGAGCCGTGCCTCGACTTGCTTCCACGCGTCGGCGTAATTCACGACCTCACGGAATGAGATCCCGACGCCGAGTGCCGCGAGCAGGCGGCCGATCGAGAGCGCGCTCGAGTTTACGCGCGCGTTCATCTGCGTGACGTTCGTCGAAAACTGCGTGACGGCGCGCGTCGAGGCGTTGAGCGCGTTTATCAGGCCGGTAGGATCACCACCGATGCCGACTTGCAGCCCTGCGACTGTCGTCATCGGCGGCGTCCTCGTGTAGCCCGTCCGGGAGTCCGTCGGCCTTGCCCGCTCCCCGTCGTATTGGCTTCGCGCTCTTTCTCGCGTTTATCCTTGAGCGCGAAATACGTTTCGTACTCGGCGATCTCTTCCCGCGGCCACTTTTCGACCTTCGAAATTCGTTTCTTGAAGACGTCGACCGCGAGCGCGAGCATGAGCTCCCGGAGCGGCCGACCTTCTAGTTTTTTACCGCGTCCTCGCGCTTCATGACGCCGGAGAGCTTCGAAGCGGCATCGAAGAGCCGCGACAAGGCGCCGGCGTTTTTCTGTGCGAGCTGGCCGACGTCGCTCGCATCGAAGACGAGCCCGCCGTTCTCGTCGACGACGACCTTCACGAGCAACTTTGCGCGCGCGTTCCGCATATCCGTTTTCGTGACACCGTCGGCGCCCGTCTTGCTGACGGCCATCTCGAACTCTTCCCACTCGGCGCCCGTCAGGCTCCGAATGCGGACTTCGGGAATCTGCCCGTCCTCTTCCCACTCCGGGACCGGGATCCACTCATACCGGACGTCCGCCCGCTTCAGGAAGGAATCTTTCCGGAGCAGTCGAAGCGGTGCCTTCGGCGTGCTGGCCGGCGTCTCGCCGGCGTCTGGCGTGCCGGCGGCCGTGCCGTCGGTGTCTGGCGTGTCGGACATTGCTCGAGCGTACTCCAAGGCGTGAGGAACGGGCAGGCGGCCGGCATCGGAAGTGACGCCGGCCGCTTCGATCGTGCAGCGACTACGGCAGCGGACCCGAGCCGACGATCACGGCGTCGTCGATCGCGGCGACTTCGTACGTGAGCGTCTGCAGGCCTTCCGGCGTGCGGCTGCCGGAGCGCGTGCCGATACGGACGTTCTGCGTGTACCCGTCGGAACCGCCTTCCCATAAGACTTTGATTCCGACCGTGGAATCGGCCAGCTCCGCCGTCCGGATGATGACTTGCCCCGGATCCGTGAGGATGAGGAAGCCGCCCATCGAGTACGTGATCTCGCGCGAGCCTACCGTCTGGTAGTCCGTCGCCCGGCCGAACATCGGCCAGCTCTGACGCTCACGGTTAATCTGATCGTCCCACTGATTGATACCGTCGACGAGCACATACGCGTCCGGCGACTGCGCCGTATCGAGCACGTAGAGCTCGAAATCTTTCCCAAGGACCGGATCCGGCATAAGAGCGCGCTCCGTTGTTCCACTGCGGCGTTACGGCCGGCGCGCCCTTGGAGCGCGGCCCGTTGTTTTGTCCTGCGTCAATCTGTCGCCGGCGAGTCCGCGGCGCCACTTCCGACACTACTCGCGGCCGCGGCAGCCGCTTGAATCTCGTCGACCGGCTTCCGGCCGAACATTGGGACGCCTGCGTTCCGGAGCTTCTCCGGGATCGGTTCCTTCGGCACGCCGGCATCGCCGGCGCCGACTTCCGCCGGCGTCGCATCCTCGAGGATCTCGAGAAGCGCCGACGTCGCACTCGCGATCGTAAGCGCGATCTGCCGCACGGCCCGGAGATCGCTCGCGTTCATTGCACCCTCGCCTCATATCGGATGATCCCGTGCTTCAGCGGCGGACGTGCCGCGTTATCGTCGAGAATACCAATCAGGAAGCACGAGCCGCCCCAATGGCGAAAGCTGCCGGAGAGCGTGAGGCGCGTCCCCTCGAGCGTGATCCCGCATTGCGCGGCGATCGCGCGTATCGGCCCCTCTTGCCGCGTCGGATACCATACGTGCAGCTCGAGGACACAGAGCCCGCCGACGCTCGAGAAGACGCCCGTCGGTGACGTCGACGGCGAGCGGACGACGATGTACCGGAGCGGCTGCGCGCCGTCCGTCGGATTCGGTGCGCCGCCGTCGTGTACGCCTTTCTCCGTGCCGGCATCGAGCAGGCTATTGAGTGACGTATTCGCGCGGAGCGCCGTTACCACGGCATCCGTGAGCGGCCCGATCGCCTCGAGAGACGCCTGCATTACTGCGCCCTCGCCAATCGCGCCGCGTTCACGCGTAACGCCTGCGCGACTTCGCGCAGATACCGCGGCCGCTCGAGCTCAAACGCCGGCCGAAGGTGCGCGTTCTGTATGAATTGCCCGGTGATCCAATGCCGAAAACCGAGCTCTTGGAAAAGGTAGTAATCCGCGAGCCCCTGCCCGGAGAAATCGGCCTGATTGTACCCGAGCTGCCACGCGAGGCGCTTCGCCGAGATCACGAGGCGGATCTTCGATCGCATGTATCCCTCGTCGACCGGCGCGAAGTGCTCGGCCATCGCCTGCGCGCGCTCGCCGCTCCGGACGGTGATCCGCTCGAGATCGCGCGAGACGCCGCGGCCGTATTGCCGCAGGTTTGCGACCGTTGCGCGCTGCGTCTTCTCCGTCACGCGCATATCGAGGCGGAAGGCGGCATTCGCCATCGCGCTACACTCCCGCCGGCGCCGTCTCGGCGCATTCGACGAGCGCGACGGATTCCTCGACGTGCGGCACGTGCGCGCCGAGCGCGTAGAGCAACCTCGAGACAAACGGCGTCCCGTCCGGCCGCTTCCCGTTCACGGTGTACCGGCGCCGCGGCCCGGCGTGCGGTGAGCTCGCGGCGAAGCCGAGCAGCCACTCCGTCTCCGGCCGTAAGGCCTGATCGGCGCCGACTTTCGCCGCGGCCGATACGTGCATGAGCCGGCACGGGACGCTCGTCGCGGCGGCGCTCCATACGTCGTCTGCGTCGATCGTCTCGACGGTGCACCAGTGCGGCAGGTTCGCCCGGTGTAGGCTCGTGAGCTCGGCCTTCGTGAAGCCGTCAAGCAGCGGGAAGCCCGGCATCCCGTTACCACTCGATCCGATGCCGGAAGCTCGAGGACGGCGGCACGTCCGGCGCCGTCTCGTCTTCGTCGACCGGCACGAGCGCGTCCGCTTCCCCTTTCTTTGCGTTCGCCAGCTCGAGGAAGGCGAGCGCCTGCTTCGGATCGTATCGGCGCGAGCCCTGCCCGTCGATCCGTGCCTCTGCCGCCGTCGCGATCATGCGCTGATATACGGCGAAATACGCGCGGTAATAGGCCCACGCGCGCGCGTACGTGTCGTGATCTTCGTCGTCGAGGGAGAAGTCCGCGGCCCGTGTGTATCCCTCGTCGAGATACTGCTCGAGACGTTCCTCGAGCGTGACCGGCGGCGGCGGACTTAACGCCGCGTCGAGATGCGGGAAGAGCTGCGTCTCGAGCTCTCCGACCGGCTGCAGCAAGTCCGAACTTGAGAGAGGCACCGCAGCTCCCGACGGTGAGAAAGTGAAGCGAGCCGGCCCGGCGGATTCCGACGAGCCGGCTCACCCTATCCGTGTGCGTCCTGCCTTACGCGAGATCTGTCTCGGCGACGACGATCTTATCCGCGGCCTCGAGGACCGGGAGCAGGTTCGTGACGCCTCGACCGATCACCTTATACGGCTCGTGCTGCGGCGTGAAGAGATCGGCCCATCGGCCCGGAATCCCGCCGCCTTCGACCGTCGGTGCGACGTGCGTATACCCGAGCCGGTTCGCCCGATTCGGATCTTCCGTGCTCCCTTCGTCCACGTTGACGGCGAAGCCGTCGACCGTGTTCGGCGCCACGAAAAGCAGCTTCCCCGGATCCATGAACGGGAGTTTCTGCGGCGTCGCCGGAGCGGCCGGATCGAGAACTTCGGCCTCGAGATCATACGGAATCATCGTAATTACGTCCTGCGAGTCATTCGTAAAGATCCCGTCCGACGTGACCCGGCGGAGCGTCACGGTGCCTTCCGACTCGCCGATCGTCACGAGGTTGTTCACCGTGTTGTATCGGATCTCGTCGATCGTCGTCGGATGCGCGATGATCGCGCGGATCCGCTTCAGGATCCGGCGTGCCTCGCGTACGTCCGTGTGGAACTTGGACGCCGAGCCGCCGTACGCGTCGTTCCCCGAGCGCACCGTGAGGATATTCCCCGTCGGCACGCCGTAATCGACGGCGAGCGTGATCCCGTTCATTACCCAGTCGAGGCGGCCCGTCTGCAGCGCGCGGCCGCGCATCCACTCGGCCGTATCGAGATGCGGCTGCACGATGACTTTCGCGACGAAATTCAAGAGCTGCCGAAGGACGACGTCGTTCGTCGGCGCCTGCGACACTTGGAGACGCAGCATCATCTCCTGAAGTGTGCGCATCGTCTGCTCATTGATCGGAATCTCATTCGCGATCTTCGCCGTCTGCTCCTGCAGGGACGTTGAGCCGATCGCGCCGCCCGGCGGATACGGCGAATCCATACCGACGAGGCCGGCCATCGTGGCCCGGATCGTGATATTCCCGGACTGCACGCTGTACCCGAAACGCGTTTCTTCGGGCAGCAACGTGTTGAAGAGGTAACTCCCCGGCGCGCGCGCGCGATTCGCGATGACGGCCGCGGCGCCCGGCCCGAGCGCGGCGATGAGTGCCGCAAAATTGATGAACATTGAGGCGGATCCCGTTGTGCTTGGGTTGCGCTGCGCCCTTGGGCAGCCGTTCGTCTCACCTTCCGATCGCCGGCATCGTCAGAGGATGCCGGCGCCGTCCCACAGTGAGCCGCGCGCCCCTTGGGACGCGGCCGCGCGAGCGCCTATACGGCGCGATCGTCCTCGTACGTGTGATACTGGAAAGCGGCGCCGCCGTTCGTGAGCGCCGTCTTCGTGCCCGCCGGCAGCTCTCCGGCTTCCGCATTCGGAAGCAGGTTCTCCCACACGACGCCGCCGGTGATAATGCCGTACCCGGAAAGCGCTTCCGCCGGTGCGTCTTCGTTCGCTTCGCTGGCGAGCAGGCCGACGGCCGTCGTCGGCGTTTCGTCCGGTGACGCGCTCGCATCGGTTCCGCCGTACTCGATCACGGATCCGTCGGCGAGCTCGCTCACCACTTGCCCGGCCTTGAGCCGCTTTTTCCCCGTCGCCTCGTCTATGAAATCTTCAGAGACGGCGGCCCACTTGACTTGACGCCCCGAAGGATGCCGGCGCATAAAGCCCGGATCCGCGATGAAATTCGGGAGCATGTTCGTGTATTCTGTCCGCGGCATGCGTAACCCCGTGTTACTGGTAGGGTGAGCCTACTTCGTTCCGGTGCGCGCGCCTTGCGGCTGCAACGGGTTTGTCACTGCGCGCGCCGCTTCGGCGCGAGACTTCGTGAAGCTCTCGAGGATCGAGCCGGAGCCGCTGCTGCCGTTGCCCCCGCCGTTATCCGGGAATGTAACGTACGACGCCGGTTGACCGTTACCCGCTGCAGCGCCGGCGCCATTCGTACCCGCGGCGCCCGCCTTTAGTGCGGCGAGATGTTCCTTTGTCCAATCGCGGTTAGCGACCGTCTCGAGCGTCTCCCACGTCGCGTTAGGATCGCCCGGCTTCCGCGCGTACACGACCTCGCGCGGCTTCCCGTCGCTGCCCGTCTCATTCCGAATCTCGAGATCGCGCGGATCCGCGACGAGACGATCGGCCAGCGTCGCGGCGCCCCACTTCATAAGGCCGGCCGCCTTCGCGCGCGCGTCCTTCACCTTCGCCGCGGCGAGCTCCGTCGCCGTCTTCGTCGCCTCGTCGAGCTTCGCCTTCAGCTCGGCCGGCTTCCCGAGCGTCTTTAGTGCGTTGTACTCGGCGAGCTGCTCACCGTGTAGCACGATGGAGCCCTGCGGGTTGCGCGTCTCGTACGCCTCGAGCGCCTTTTTCTGATCGCGGACGCGCCGGCGGAGCCGGTAATTCTCGTCGAAGAGACTTCGCGCGGCCGCTTCGGCGTTCCCGGCGCGCGTGACGAGCGTTTGAAATTCCGGCTCCACGTTCGCCGGGAGTCGCGTCGTCGTGCCGGGAACCGGCGCCGGCCGCGGCCCCGGTGACGGATCCGGAGTACCCGAGCCCGTGCCCGGTTGCGTGTTCGGATCGAGAAAGCGGCGGCCGCGGCGGAGAAATGTCATGACGGAATGGCTCGGTCGATACGGATCGGTCGAGGCATCGGCCGTGAGTGCCGGCGCCGGCTCACGGCCGACAACCTAAGCAATTAGAGCCGAATCGGCCAGACGGGAAGGACTTACCGCTTCCGGCGTGCGGCCGTGAATTCGTCGGCGTCCGGGCAATCTTGGAAGTGATTCACGCCGGATCCGGTATCCGTCGACGTCGGCGCGTATGCGCCTTCGGGCTCGATCGAGATCGGGATCTTCGCGCCCGGCGTTTTCTCGCTCGGAATGTCGAAGATCATCGCCTCGCACGAGCTGCCGCGGCATGGTCGAGGCTTCGTGCCGGCCGGGATCGTATACCACGTGAACGGCCGCGGCGTCATCGCTCGAGCGCCTCGAGCGCGAGATCCGCGACGACGCGCCGGCCTCGAGGCGTCTCGAGCAGCCGCTCCGCGCGCCGGTCCTCTTCCGCCTTCCGGAAGGCCTGCCCGGCGAGGAAGGCGACGACGTGCGCCTGCTCGGCGATCGGGAGCGCGGCGAAGCGCCGCGGCGGCTGCCGGCCGATCACGATCTGCCGCTCGAGCTCTCGCCAGTCGCGGACGCGCCGCTCGCCAGTGACGAGGATCACGCCGCCGGCGGCCGGCCGATCCGGCTCGTATGGATCGCGGCGGCGAGCACGGCGCCGACGACCGTCACGCCGGCGATCACGACGACGACACCGAGACTCGAGAATTCCGTCCGCGGCGGATCGGCGAGCTGCCCGACGAGGAAGACGCCGGCGGCGACGCCGATCATGAGCTCGACGATGCGAGCGAGAGATTCCCGGAAGGCGTTCAACATTGGTCGACTCCCCCGTTAGTTGGTATTCGACGGCTGCGTGACTTCGCCGTTGATGACGTGCCCGTGCCAGTGTCCGCCGAGAATATGTACGCTCGGCGTGAATGTCACCTTCTCGAGATCCGCCTCGCCGTTCCATCCCCACACGACCGGCGAGCTTTTGCCCTTGCCCCGTTCGAACGGCAGCCGGACGCGCGGACGCTCGACGTCCGGCACGCCGGCGAGGATGCAATGCGGACACTCGAGCCACACGTGCCCGCCGTCCCCGGTCGCATTGAGAATGAGCCGCGGCCCGTCCTCGAGAACGTCGACGACAATCTCGCGCAGTCTCATCTCGAGTCTCCCGATCGATAGCGTATGTGACACCGGCAATTTGTGAGGCACGTCCGCGTCCCGATCGGCCGGAGCTTCCCGATCGGCACCCATCCTCGAGATGACTCGTGCACGCAGCCGTCGCAGCTATCGCCGCGCGTCCGCACGTTCCGCTCGTGTGTCATCCCTTGGACGTCCTTCATCTCGACGCGCTCGCTCTCGTGATACATCTGCATGCTCGCGCCGGCATACATCCGCGCGCGCATCCGAAAAGATCCGTCCGTTTTCTTTCCGGCGGCCAGCTCGAGCGCAAACTTATTGAGCCGCTCGTACTGAAAGCGCACGAGCCGCCCGACGCGCCCGAAGTCCGCCGACGTGAGTTGCGCCCATCCGCCGCGCGGAATCGCGGCCGAGTAAAGGTGCGTCGACTTGACGTGCGTCGCCATCTGCTCCCGCCATTGGTCGACACTAATTAGCCCGTTCTGCAGGTTCGCGCCCGTGAGATCGATCTCCCGCTTCGCCCGGTTAAGCGCGCGCTCGAGGGATCCGCGGATGACGTCCCTCGAGACGAAACGGCCCGACACTTTGGAGCGGTATTGCGAGCTCTTCGCGTCCCATTCGAAGGCGGAGAGAAACGGCCGGCGTGCGATCGGCACGCGTTTACGCCTTGCTCATTGCCTGCTGTACGTCCCGGATCGCCTCGAGCCGTGTTTTCTCCTGCCTCGCCGACACGTACGACGCGAGCGCCGACGCTGCGCGGCGCTCGGCGTCGAGAATCTCGGCGTCGACGTTCTCGACGAGTGCCTTCTCGAGATTGACGTTCACGGCCGCCGTTCGTCGGCGTCGAGTAGTGTCCGAAAGACGCCGTCCGCGTGACGCTGCCATGCGCCGCGCGCGCGTGCGAGATCGCTATCCGTCACGAGTGATCGACGCGCGATCTCTGCGGCGCTCCACGATCGGAGTTGCTCACGAGGCGGCGCCTTCGTCGGCGGGATCGCCACCGGCCGGATCGCCTGCTTGCGGATCGCCATTGCTCCCCCCTGCGGGATCCGTGTTCTCTTCGGTCCCCTTGGGCTCTTGCAATTTACGATCCTTCTCGAGCTGCTCGACGACGTCATCATCGAGGCCGACGAGCTCGCCGACGAGTGCGACGGACGCGCCGAGATCGATCCATAACTGCGCGACTTCCGCCTGACGCCGGAGCAGATCGAGCCGCGCGCCGCGCTCTTGCGAGATGCGCGTCTGCTCGGCGTCCGGATCCTTGAGGCCGGCGCCGAGCATAACCGACTCGAGCGACCGTGCGCCTTTCTCCCATTCGGCGAGGTTCTGCTGCCGATCCTCTGACGCGAGCGGCCCGGCGTCCGGTATGATGTTGAAGACGACGCGCAGCGGCTCCGTATACCGGCCCGGCGTCTGCATGAGGTACTCGGCGAGCGAGAGCACGGCGCCGAGCAGCCAGCGGCCGGCGTTCTCGATCGGATGCACCGCTTCCTCGAGCGAGCTCTCGTAATCCGCGCGCGCTTCCCGTCTCGAGCGGCCGCTCGGCGAGGCCTCGCTCGAGAGCATGATATGCGCCTGCCCGACTTCGGCGAGCAGCGCGCCGTAAATCTTCTCGGCGGCGTCGACGGACGGGCCGGCGTCGACCGGCGGCCGATACTGTACGCCGGGATCCTTGACGACCTTTTTCCCCTGCTCATCGGTAAACTCGACGCCTTGGAGCGACGCCGTCGCGCCCGGCCCAAAGCCGAGATTCGGCTCCGGCTGCCACGTCTTTTTGCCGCCTTGCTCGATCCACTTTCCGGGCAGCTTCGCATTGAGCAGGACGCGCTCGAGAAAGCCGGCCGTCGTGATCGTCCGCGGCACGACCGAAAGCGCGAGGTTGAGCGCCCGCTGCAGCGAGAAAGCGGCATCGGTTAAGAGCCGCGTCTGCCGGATCACCTGATAATGCGGCAAGTGGCCGCCGAGATCGACCTCGACCGTCGTCGGCGTCGCGCCGCCGAGCGTCCGGATCACGACCTTTGCGGCGTCGACGTATGAGATCTCCGCGGCGTCGTTCCCGTCGGCCGTCTTGAAGAGATAGACCCCGACCTCGCGATGCGTGTCCGGATCCATGTAAACGGCCGCGTTCTCGACCTTCGGCACGTCGAGCAGGATTAGACGCAGCGCATCCTCGAGCGTCGCCTGCTTCGGGACGGCGCGCTGCTTCGGTGCCGGCTCGGCGCCGTTCGCATCGTCGCTCGCCGGCGCCGTCGTATCCGTCGGCGGATCCGTCCCGACGTCGACGAAGGCCGAGCGCGAGAGGAAGAGCCGCATCGCCGAGCGCTGGCCCCACGCCATTTGATAGGCGAAGGCCCAAAAGAGCGCGCCGATCTTGTCCCGGTCCCACCAGCCCGTAAGCGCGGCCTCTGCTTCATCGATGAGCGCCTGCTCGGCCGGATTCGGCTCGTCATCGTCCGCTTCCATCGCGCGCGCCGGCGTCAGGCTCCAATCGGCTTCCGTCCCGACGACGCCGTTCGTATACCGCTTCGACACTTCGGCGAGCGCGTTCCGGAAGGTGAAGCCGTTCCGGATGAGTAGCGCCGTCTCGGCGTAGCCTTCGGATCCGGGAAGCGGCATCGGCCCGATCCATCCGGTTCCGTTCTGCCAGTGATCGCCGTCGACGACGAAGAGGCGCGCCGTCGGGATCCATTGCGGCGTCTGCGCGGCGACGACTCCCTGCGCGTCGTTCAAAGTCCACTCGGCCGGATCCGCCGGCGGCCGGTGCACGGATCCGCGGCTTGCATTCATGGCCGACGTCGGCGACGGCGTCGCGGCAGCGGGAAGCGTCACGACTCAGAAACTCCGGTACACTGTCGACGGCGGCAGCTCGTCGTCCGCCGGGAGATCCCGGACCGGCGCGAGCGCCAGAATCAAAGACTCGGCGCGATCGGGAGACGGCATGCCCCGCTCGGCCTGCGCCTTCTCTTTTGGCTCAATCATGATACGGCCGGCCGAGTCGGGTTGCCAGTGTATGAGCGAGAGCTGCGTAATCGTCTTCGGATCCTTAAGGCCGGTGATCTGATCGGCTTCGAAGAGCTGCCGCGTGTGCCAATACGTCTCCGCCTTCCGGTTCGCAAACTTCCGGCGGCCGCTCCGATCCGGGAAGTCGAAAACGGGATTCCCTTCGGCGTTAATCATGTGCACTTCGTATCCCATATCCCGGAAGTGCGTCGCGAAAAAGTACCCGATCCCGCTCGTATCGATCTTGAGCCGGCGAATCCTCGAGCGAAAGTGCGCGAGGAATTCCGCGACCGGGCCGCGCGGATCCGCTTGTGCGAAAAACTTTTGTGCGACGACGTGTGAGCGCTGCGCGATCGTGACGGCGCACTCGGCCCGGCCCGGTCCCGCCGGATCGATCCCGACGTCGAAATCGGCCGAGAGCGTCGCGGCGAGATCGTCCGCCTCGAGATCCTCGAGCTCGAGCTGCTCGGCGCGCTCGAGCCACGCGAGCGGATAGACGGATACCTCGCTGTATGTGGGAAACGTCCCGCGCACGCGCGCTTCCCATTGCGGCGAGTCCGGCCCCCACTCTTTGAACTTCTCGCCGATCCACCGGCGGCCGACGAGATACGGGACGACGTCCCCATCGAGCAGCGCGCCGTCGCCTTCATCGTACGCGCGCACGATCACGTCGAGGCGTTCCTCGACCGTCCGGCCGAGCGGCCGCGTGTTCGGCGTATCGAGCGCGTCGACCGTGAACGTCGACCAGCCCATCCGGTTAGACGTGAAGGCCTCATAGAACGGGCCGCCGGCGTACGTCGGATTCCCGAGCGCGAGCACGCGCACGTCGCCGCCGGCCCGGATGCCCTCGATCGCTGTCCAGATCGGCGGCTTCACGCCCGGCGCCTCGTCGATGACGATTAGCGTCTTCAGTCGCGGCAGGCCTTGGAACCGATCCGCCTCATTCGTCGAGAGGCCGATCGCGAAGTTATCGAAGGCGGCCCCGCGGACGCCGGCGCGTGCGAGCCAGAGCTGCGCGCGGCCCGGTGCCGGATAGGCGACGATCGAGCTCGCGATCGCCTTCCCGATCTCGCCCCACATCGTGAGAAGTACCTGCTTCCACGTCGGCGCCGTCGTGACGACGACCGCGCGCGGATCGTGCGTGATCCACCAGAGCACGACGTCGGCCGCGGTGAACGTCTTACTCGAGGCGTGACACCCCTTAACGGCCGTCCGCCGCTGCGTCTGCACCGAGCGCATAACGTCGCGCTGCATGGACCATGAGCGGTGACGCAGGAACCGGCGGGAATACTCGACGGGATCCGCGAGCCATCGCTTTATCTCGGCGTTCGTCGGCGGCCGCGGCGCGCCGTTTGTCGCCGTCACTCCGGGAAGTCCGGCGCCGGCGTGCCGGGATCACCTTCGCCGGCACCGGGACCGAGCAGGCCGGCCGGTTCCTCGAGCTCTTCCCATTCGGCGTCTTCGATCTCGTCATTCGCCGCGAGCGCGGCCCGGATCGCGGTTAGCGGGATGAGATCCTGCCCGTCCCGGCCCGTGACTTCGGCATACGTCCGGCGGCCGTAGAGCCGCGGGTTCCGCCGCTCGAGCTTCCATGCGGCCGCCTGCCAGCTCGGCGCCGTCGCCGTCGTGCGTTCCTCGACGATCGTCTCGACGATGAGGATCGGCTTCCCGTTCCGCTTCGTGACCGGCTTCCCCTTGTCGTCGATCACCGGCTGCGATCGCGTGCGCGTCGTGCGGACGACGACCGGCTGCCCGCCGCGCGCGCCGGCGTCGACGTGCCCGAGATCTCGCTCGTCGGCTTCCGCAAGAGCCTTTTCGACTGCGTCGGATAACCGGACGTACAAGGATTCGCCGGCATGGACGCGCGCGCGGCGTTCTCCCTTGGCCCATAAGGACTTAACTCGCTCTTTTTCCTTCGCCCCGCGGCGGAGCCATTCGTTCAACGTGTCCCGGTGCACGTCGACGAGTGCGCTCGCCGTCTCTTTGTAGGCTCCCCCGCGGATCGAGGCGGCGATCCGTTCGACGAGATCCGCGGTGATCTTGGACGGCCGGTGCGCCGGTCGAGGCATAGCGTCGCGGCCGCGGCGTCAGGACGGGATCGAGCAGGATTGCCGGCGAACGGGACGGACATTCCGGCTCGCGCGCGTCGTCCGCGGCTGCCGTGCTCGTGCGAGTGTGCTCGTGTGCTGCATGGAGTTAGGTCGAGGGATCGAGCGGAAGATTAGCGTCCGCGGCGTTTTCGGCCAGTCCGCCGGCGGACGTCGACGTGCTCGAGATGATACTCGACGGCGTCCGGATCCATCCCGGCGACGATGCGCCCGGCCGGCCGTGTCGCGGTGCCCTCGAGCTGCTCGAGCACGGCGCAATCCGTCAGGAAGTCGCGCGCGGCCTGATCGCCGGCGACGGCGGCCCGGCCCATTGCCTCGAGGACGCTCCGGCAAAATGCCCGCTGAAAATGGAGCTCGCGCCGGCGTTCCCGCGGCCCCTTGTGCGATCGCGCAAGGACGGTTAGCTTCTCCATACACTCTCACGCTCGAGGTTCTCACGATGGCTCGCGTCACTCGCTCTCTCGTCAATGCGGCGCTTGCCCGTGCCGGCTTCGTCGGTGTCGAGATCGTACACGGCCGGGACTATTGGTATTTTACCGGCGACGTCGGACGCTGGCCGCGGACGGCCGTGTACGTCGCGCAGCTCGGCGCCTTCACGGTCGAGCAATGGGTCGAGGAAGCGCGGCAGGCGAGCGGCACGCCGGCCGGTGTCGGCGCGATCGGCAGCGGAGCGATCGAGCGATGACGGCCGAGCAGATCACCGCGTACGTCGCCGAGTTTGTGCGCCGCTTCGAAGCGCGCACGCCGGCGACGCAGATCGACGAGATCCTGCCGCCGACGCGTGTCGGCCGCGGCGAGATGCAACTTTGGTACGAGGAAACGTACGGCGTGAAGATGACGCTCGACGATCGGCTCGAGCTCGACGCGCCGCTGCGTGCGGCCTTCCGGCAGCTTCGGCGGAAGTACCCGCTCGAGCGCTGGAAATAGCGCGAGGCCTTGTGCGACTGCGCAAGGCCGCTTAGTATGTGTGCACACTCTCACTCGAGGTTACTCACGATGTTAGCATCGGAACTGCAGGCTCGGCTCGCGGACACGATCGCCCGCTTCGGTGACATAAACGTTGCGCTCATCGTCACGCCGGAATCCGGCCCCTCGATCGTCGCCACGATCGAGCCATCGGTGATCCCTGACGAGCCGATCGAGCTCGTGCCATTCCTCGCCGAGCCGCGCACGGTATGTATCCGCGGCTTCGCCGGCGTCCCGGTCCGCAATTGGCACGACGTCGCGCAGGCGATGATCGCCGCCGAGCAGAGGTAAGACGCCGGCGAGGTTCCCGGATCTTTGTTGCCTCGAGGCCTTGTGCGATTGCACAAGGCCTCTTAGTTTGTGCATACACTCTCACGCTCGAGGTTACGGTATGCGTTACTCACGGTATAGCAAAGGCATGACGCCGAGCGAGACGTACGTTTCACGCATCGAGCGCGCCGGCCGCCGTGTCCTGCAGGCGCGAAGCGTCCGCGTCGATTACGATCCTTCCCGCAGCCTTTGGATCGCGCGCGTGACGCGCCGCGGCACGACCGAGACGTACCGCGTGAGCTTCGAAATCGGCGGGATCGCCTTCGATCCGGATACGTCGCGATGACGGCGCCCCGCGTGAACGTGCAAGGGAAGGCCGTCGTCGAGCGCGGCGAGGCCGGCGAGCTGCTCGTCATGCTGCCCGACGGTACGATCGTGACGGCCCCGACGCGCGCGCACGCCGAGCGGATCGTGCGGAAGTGGTGCGAGCGCACGGCCGCGGCGGACGCCGTAAACGCCTGCGTCATCGATTGGCGCCTCTAGGCCCCTTGTGCAATCGCACAAGGACGTTTAGAATGTGCATACACTCTCACTCGAGGTACTCACGATGACGTCCGCCGCCGCTTCGATCCTCTCCGATCTCGACTCCCTGCCGTACGTCGCCGGTGACGTGACGGTTGTCCTCACGCATGCGCTCGCGTGCATCGAAGCCGGCGAGCCGACGAGCCGATTCCGCGGGATGCGGAACGGATTCGCGTTCTCGGCCCGTGCCGATCTGTACGTGATTCAAGCGGCATGGTCCGCCGGTTGTGACTTCGAAGCGCTCGCCGACGGGTTCGGCCGCGGGATCGGGACGGCCGGCGGCGATTGGTCCGGGATCCGCGACTCGAGCGAGCGCGCGATCGTCACGATGACGGCGAAGGCCGTCCGGTTCATTCGCGAGGCGCGCTAACCGATGCGCCGCGCGCAATTCGACGAGCTCGCGAAGACGGCCCGGCTCTCCATCGAGAGCCGGCCGTTCTCGACGATCTACGCGTGCGGCGATGACTTCGTCGAGATCACCGATACCGGCACGATCTATCGCAATGATCCGACGGAATTCCCGCGTCGGATCCGGTCCCTCACTGCAGCGGCCGAATATCTCGGCCTCATTCCCCGTCGTCACTCTCACTCTCGAGGATCCTCACGATGAAGACGCAGCTCTCGCGCCGCCTCGCGGCATCCGCTCCCGTCGATCCGAAGCGCTTCCACTCGGCGCCGGCCGTTAAGGCCGTGATCGACTTCCATCCGGGCAATATGGCCGCGACGTCCGGCATGATCGGCGATTGGTCCGTGACGTATCACGGTGCCGACGGGAAGCAAGTCGGCGGCCTGCTGGCCGGGCAGATGCAGATCCTCGCCGATGCGAAGGCGTGCGGATTCAAGGCGTCGGCGCTCGTGTGGACGGAAGCGGCCCGTCGCGAGGCATGGCGCGCCTTCCGCGCGGCGTATCCTCGCCGGCGTCGCGGCCATTAGATTTCCCTCGCGTCTGGACAAGTGCGATCGATCGAGCGGAGTAAGCGGAGCGAGAGAGCCCGGCGAGCAATCGCCGGGCTCTTCTCATATCCCGGCCAGTCCGCCGCGGTGCCGCGGCATCCCTTCCCACGGATCGAGGCCGAGCCGATAGAGCTCGTGATCGGGCTCCCGCTGCCACGTGCGCCAGAGATGCCAGCGCACGCGCTCCGATGCCCCGAGCCGGCGGCCGCGCAGCTCACGGATCCGCGGTGCGAGGCCGAGCGTCCAATCGATCGAGGCGAGGCGGCGATGCGGATCCCACGTCGGCGCCGTCCGCGGCTGCGATCTCGAGCTGCGCGTCCCGTTGAGCGACGGCTCGTACCCGCGGTGATTGAGCCACGACGGCGACGGGCAGAGTGACGTCCGCCCCATCGCCTCGAGCCAGAGGGACGGCCGTATATCGCTCGACGTCATCGCCGGCGAATCCCGGACGAAGCGCTCGCACCACTCGAGCATAGGTGCGACGTCCGGCTGCCCGAGCACGATTGCCGGCCCCTGCACGCCGTCCCGGCGCTCGATCCAATGCTCGCCGGCGTCCGGTTGATCCCCGAGCCCGTTATACAGAGCGAGCGGCCGGCCAGCGAGTAGGCTCCCGTATTCCATGAGCAGCCACTCGAGCGCGTCGGCGAAGTCCGGCGCGAGATCGACGTCGTCCTGCAGGAGTACGCGCCATCGGCACGAGCCCGGCGTCGCTTCCCACGCCGCGCGCGCGGAGCTCCACGGGCCGCGGCTCTCCCGGTCGATATGGACGTCGATCGGCCGGCCGAGCTGCTCGCGCACGCGCTGCGCGCCGGCGGCCCGTGCGACGTGCGTCATCTGCGCGTAACTGACGAGCGGCGTCATACGACGATCTCCCCGGCCTGCAGCCGGCGTAAAAATTCGACACCGCTCGGAAGATGCGGCAGCGCTGCAGCATCTTCCGGCATCATCCATCGCGTTTCACTGTGAACCTTGAGCGCCGGCGTCTGCACGAAGACGACCCGGAAAAAGTGTACGCGATACCGCTTGCCGAGATGATCCGCGTCGATCGAGGCGAGTAACTCGCGGACGACGATCCGCGCATCGAATTCCTCGAGCATCTCGCGCTTTAGCGCTGCGCCGAGCGTCGCGTCGGTAGCCTCAACCTTGCCGCCGGGAAACTCCCACGAGCCGGCAAAACTCGCCGCGTTATGCGAGCTGTCTCCGTCGTGCAGGCGCCGGCAGATCCATACCTGACGATGCCAGATGCGAACGGCCGCGACGACTTCTATCGGCGTCATTCTTTCACGATCCCGAGCCGACGCGCCGCGGCGACGTCTCCCTTTGCGGCGTCGCGCTCGAGCTTCCGCCGTTGCTGCCGTGTGAGCGGCCGGTCCTTCGGCGGCGCCGCCGGCCGTGTGCTCTCCGCCTTCCGCGGGTACGGACTGCGGCCCGGATCGTAATAACCTCGTCGTCGACTCATCGATTCGCTCCCATCATTTCACGGACGGCGATCGCGTGCGAGCCGGCGTGACAAGCGGCGCCGCGCACAAGCTCGAGCGGCTCCGTCGCGCCGATCGGCTTCCCGCAGCCGACGCACGTCGACCACGTGTGCACGAGATCCTCGAGGCGCTTCATCGCGTCGCCGACGTCATCGCATTGGAAGCGCGCGCGGCAATTCCCGGCGTCGGTGTTGTCCCATAGCTCCCCGTGATACGGCCCGTCGGGATCCTCGCCGGAGCGCTGTACGCGTAACTCCCATCGCCCGGCCCGTGCGGAGAATTCGACGACCGTCGGGAGCGGACGGCGATCGAGCATATCGTCGCCGAGCGGCTCGCGCCCTTCGCCGTCGTCCGCTTGGATCCACTTCACCGCGGCTCGATCGACCTTCCGGGCCGGCGGCGCCTTCCGGAGTTTGCGCGGCCGCTTCATCGCTTGCCCCGCTTGTACGGCCGCTGCGGCTTCTCAACGTGCCGCGTCGCGCTTCGATCCTGCGCGCGCCGTACCTGCCGCGATCGATCGCCGGCGTCACGAATCGTCGCCAGTGTCGACCACACGACATAAGGCCAGAGGATGACGCGCTGCAGGAATTGCCAGAGCCGCCGGCGCCCGGCCGGCAGCCGCACGCCGGCGCCCTCGAGCTCGACGCGATACCGGACGAGGGAATACTCGTACGCCGCTGCGACCATGATCCCGAGCCCGACGAAGAGCGCCGCGGCGACGCTCACGACTACGATCGCGTTCATCGCGGCGGATCCGGCGTCGCGAAGGTGTCGCGCGCGCTCTTAATGAATCGATCGACTTCGCTCTTCATCTTCTCCCGTGTCTCCCGGCGCTTCGCCTCGACCGTGCTATCGCCGCGCGTCGTGCAGCTCGAGCAGATCCCGATCCGGTGCCGATCGTTGAAGTAGGACCATGAGCAGCCGCCGGCGCACGCCTTCGACTCCGTGCAGAGGCACCGGATGCAAAAGGCCTCGCGGAATGGCTTCGACACCGGGAGCGCGCTCATCGCCGCGGGTTGCGATAGGGTGAGGCGGGATCGAGATCCATCGGCTCGGCGCGCTGCTTTAGCGGCTCGTCGTGCAGCTTGAGCCGCCGGCGGAAGTGGTAATTCTCGGCGTATAAGATCCGGGCCGCCTTCTCGAGCGAGCCGACGCGCTCGACGAATTTCCGAAAGGCGGCTTCGGCGACTTGCGGCAGATCGCCGCGACGTTCCGCGACACTCATCGCACGCGCGTGATCGTGAGGCCGGCGACCGTCATCCCGTCCGGGATCCCGGCGACGCCGTCGAATTGGATCCGCGATTGACTCAGCTCGACGATCGCGGGAAGTGCATTCGGGAGCAGCTCGTACTCGATCCCGATCGCGGCGAGCCATTCCGCGAGCCGGTCCGGATCCGCGACGTCGACGCGCAAGGCATCCCGGAAGCGCTCCGGCTCGAGCGCGAGATCGAAGGTGAGGACGCAGATCCCGCCGGGCCGGAGCAGGCGCACGAGCTCGCGGAGCGCCGCGCGCTTGTCGGGAAGGTGCTCGAGGACCGAGATGCAAAGGACGACGTCGAATGACTCCGACGCCGCCGGCAGGTTATAGATCGAGCCGAAGCGCGCCCGGTATCCCTTGGAGCGGCTCCATCGCTGATACGCCGGCTCCGTGTGCCCGTTGCGGCCCCATTGGTAATCCCGGTCGAATTGCTCGACCGTCGCCCCGGCGGCGGCGAGGAAGGCCGCGAGCGCGCCGCGGCCGCCGCCGACGTCTGCGATCTTCAGGCCGGCGCATTGCGCAATCTCGAGGCCGTCCGGTGCCTTCCGGATTCCGGCGTACTCCACGATCGACCGCACGGCGTACGCGTATTCCCATTGCTTCGACGCGTGCACATAGACGCCCGTCGCGCCGTCGACAAGATGCCCGGTGATCGGTCCCGGCTCGAGCCCGGACGTGATCGCGATCACGTCGGCGATCGCGCGCGCCTCGTCGTTCATGCCGTCGTAACATCGGAGCACGCCGGCCCGGAACTTTGGCGTCTGGCGTGCCCGCTGCGCGAGGACGTCGCGCGCCTTGGCCTCGATGAGTGCCGGCGTGATCGCCTGCATGCACGCCGGCGTCGCGAGGCCGCGCGGACACTTTGCGAGCCAATCCGGCGTACTCCACCAGCAATCCGAGCACGGCCCGACGGCGACGTTTGTATTCGGATCGTGCCCGAAGTAGCGCGCCGGCGTCGGCCCGAAGAGCACGACGGCCGGCGTATGCAGCGCGTACGCGAGATGCGCGAGGCCGGAGTCCGTATCGACGTGCAGCGCGGCGTCCTTCAGGATCCATGCCGTTTCCGCGAGCGTCGTCTTGTCAATCAGGCACGCGTCGACGCCGGCGATCGGCCGGCTCTTCCCGGCGCCGAGCTGTACGATGAAGTAGTCGGGATGCGCGGCGCGCAGGAGTGCGACGAGCGCCTGCCAGTGCTCGAGCGGCCAGCATTTTGACGCGCGCCCGGCCGCCGGTGCCTGCCGGTTATCGAAACCGTCGTGCACGGTGATATACGGCCGGCGCTCGAGCGCGATCGATACCGGGCCGCGGTGTCCCGGATCCAAGGTGAGGAACGGCCGCGTGTGCCGGTCGATCGGGAAGCCGGAGAGCTGGCCGATCCCGTCGAGGTAATTCATCGCGTGCCCGTTCCCCTGCAGCATGCGCGCCCATACGCCGTCTAACCGCGGATGATGCGTGACGAATCCCTCGATCTCGGCGATCGCCGCCTGATTCCTTTCGACGAGGAACCGAAACGCCGAGCCGCCGAGCAGCGCGAGCGCGCGCCGGTTCTGCGGCACATAGCGCGGAAAGTGTCCCGTATGCACGAGCACATCCGCGCGCTGCAGCGCGGCCCGATTGAGATCCGCGACGTCCCGGATCGCGTGCACGAAGCGCGCGCCGGCGAGGACAAACTCCGCGACCTTCGGCGAGTGATAGTACGCCGTGATCTCGCAGCTCTCGAGGATCTCGTGCATCTGCTCGAGGAACGGCGACGCGAGTAGGACGTCCCCCATCCCGCCGGTGAGCCGGACGGCGATCGTGAGCGGCCGTGTCATCGGTTCCGATCTCCGACGCATGCCCGCAGCGCCAGATACAAGAGATCCCACGCGCCCCGATGCACTTTATCGAAGCCGCGGACCTCGCCGCGCTTCCACGTCTCCCCCGTCTTCGGCGCCCACTTCGATAACCGAACGCTATAGTCTGCATGCAGCTCGTCGCCGGATTCGTTCGCGATCTCCGCGATTCCGAGCACCCGATTCCGGTCCGGACTGATCGCGCTAATGAGCTCCACGGTGACGCGTATCATTCCGCAGCCGCCGCCGGTGCGTCCGCCGGCGCCTCGAGCATGAGGACGCTCCGGACCTTCGCCGCGACCGTCTCCGCGGTGAGCGTCGACAAGCAGGCGAGGCCGCCGGGACACGTGCGCGCATTGTACCGGATCGTCGCGCAGCTCGGCGCGCAGGCGGCCCGGTTCTCGATCGGGTACACGTTCGGCAAGGCGAACGCCTCGCGCCGCGCGCGCGTGATCCCGTAGATCGGGAACGTCGCAATCCCGAGCGCTGCGGCGATATGCGAAATCCCCGAGTCGATCGTCACGACGCCGACGCATTCGGTGAGCAGCGCCGCCGTATCCCGGAGCGTGAGCTGCCCGACGTAGTCGCGGCCGCGCGCGAGATGCCGCGCGTAGTCGCCGAGCTCGTGCCCCGTCCAATCTTCGCCGGCGCCGATGAGGACGAAGCGCTCGAAATACCGGAGCAGCTCGCCGAAGCCGTGCCACTGCTTTTGATCCCATCCCGCCTTCCGGCCGGCATGGATCGCGATCGTACTCGGCTCGAGGCCGAAGCGCCGGCTCGAGGCGTGAACGAATGGCTTCGGAATCGGGTTGATATACCCGAGCTGCGTCGCCGTCCACACGACGGCGCCCCGGTCCCCGTGCTGCAGCCAAAACTCGGCCGGCGCCTCGAGCCGCTCGACGGCGAGGATCTGCTCGAGAATGAACGGCGGAACCCATCGCGTGACGATCGCCAGATCGTACGCGTCCGGCGGCGCTTCCGCTTTCGTCAGGAGTCCCGAGATCATGACGCGCCGGATCATCGGCGACGGCTCGAGCAGCGAGGCCACTTCGGGATAATCCGGCGCCACGATCCACACGTCGACGATGTATCCGCGCTCGACGAGGATCGGGACGATCGGCGTCCATCGGATGACATTCCCGATCCCGGACGCGAGGATGACGAGCGCGGACTTCATGACGGCTCGCCGGCGAGCGGGATCGTCTTTGTCCCGTGCGTACGTGCGGCGTCGAGGATCGGCCAGCTCGGCCCGACGAGTCGCGGTGACTCGACGATGACCGGGAGATGATCGACGACACGGGCCGGGATGCCGCCGCGCTCCCGCTCGAGCGTCCGGATCGGGACGCTGCCGCCGTCGAGTAACGTCTTGAGCTGAAAGCAGAGCCACGCGCGCGCGTGCTTCTCTTCCTGCAGCAAGAGGAAGGCGATTCCCCCCTGCTTCCGGAAGTCGAGTAAGTACCGGATCTGCCGCTCGAGCTTCTCGATCGCCTTCGGCGTCCCGACGTAATTCCGGACGGAAAACTCGGCCATCCCGGACACGGCCTTACAGTCAAACGCGATCGAGATCCCGCCGGCGAGTACCTGAAAGTCGACGCGCGTCGCCTCGATCGGGAACATGCCGCCCGGCGCGCCGCCGACGCGCGGATTCCCTTCGATGAAGACGCAGCGGCCGGCCTTCGCCTCGAGCTCGAGCGTCTCGCGGATTGCCTTCTGAAAGGCCTTTCCCGCTTGGTCCGCCCGTTGTCCCTTCCGCTCGGCGCCGGCGGCCGCGGCGGCCCGTTTCCGCTTCGGCGCCATCGCCTCGAGCGCGCCGGCCGTATCCCCATTCCGCGAGAGCGCGACGGCGCGCTCGAAATCGCTTTTCCGCATGCGGAGCGCGCGCTGCATCCTATCGGCCCCGCTTCCCCTTTCGGCGTCCGGCCGGCTCGCTAGGTGTCCCCTTCTCCGTCGACCGCTTGTGCATGACTCGCGGCTTCCGAACCTTCTCGACGCCGACGGCCGACGCCGAGAGCCCCATACCTTCGACGAGCGCCCGCTTCTCGGCCGTCGCCGCGGCGGCGAATAAGTCGCCCTGCCCGCCGAGCCGCAGGCCGAGATTACGCATATCGCCGAGCCGCGCGCCGAGCTCTTTGTCCTCGAGATCGATCTCGGACTGCAGCTTATCCGCGGTGCCCGTGTGCCGCTGCAGGAGAAGTAAGATCCCGGTCCGGATCACCGCGGCCTCGACGGCCGGCACGTCGACCGCGGACGCGAATCCCTGCGACGTCTGCCCGTTGTCCTCGCCGTTCGCCTTCACGCGTGCGCGATTGTACCGCGCTTCGAAGGCCTCGAGATGATGGAGATCCGTCGCGATCGCGTCGTCGTTGTGGCCGATCTGACGGACGGCGCTTGCGGCTCGCTCGAGCGCTTTCTTAATGAGCTTGTGCGCGGACTGCACGAGCGGGAAGTCCGGCACGATGAAGTCGACGATCATCGAGATACCCCTTGAGTGTCTCGGCGTACATGATGAGGCGGGAGTGCGAGTATAAACGTCATGCGTGCGGCGCGCCACTCGAGGCGATGAGACGCTGCGCGAGCTCGCCGGCGAGTGCGCCCGGCATCGCGCGCAGGCCTTGCCCGTTTTTGAACGGGATCGGCGGCTCGAGACGGATCGGCGGCCGCTGCAGGATCCACGCGCGCCGGCCGGGCCGGTAGTCGCCGAAATTCTTTTCGAAGCGGCCGCCGGCGAGGATCCGCCCGAGCGCCTCGAGGCCGTCCGTCGGGATGCAGTCGACGAGCTTCGTCACGCAGACGATCGCGCCGAGCGGGAGCTGCTCCGGCTCGAGGATCCCGTGCGTGCGCAGGACGAAGCGGAACGGATCCCGCGTGCACCACTCGCGACTAACGGCGTCGAATTTCTGCGCGGCATGGATCGCGAGCGGCCCCCGATAGCTCGTGCCCCATCCGCGCGTCTCGATCGCTTTCTCGTCGAGCGCGACGAGCGTCGCCCACGGCTGCCAGAGGGTGAGGATCCTCACGAGCGCGCGCCGGCGAGGAAGGCGCGCCCGACGCAGCGCACGAAATAGCGCGCGGCCTTGCGAAGCCGGCGGACGGCGAAGGTGAGCGTCTGTGCGTATGTGGCGCGATCGATCGAGATCATCGGGAGAGATGGAGCGAGGACCGGATCACAATCGAGCGGCGGACGTCTCGGCCAATGCCGCCGACGCCGACGGTCGCGATCTTCACGGCGACGGCCGCCCGCTCCGCGCTGCTCATCTCTGGCGAGTTGCGATATGCGGCCTCACTGTCCCACTCAACTTGACCGTCAGGCCCGACGACCTCGAACCGATCCGCGGCACCGGCGATCGCCTGCAGGCGAATCCGGACGCCGGCCGGACCGGCGACGATGTATGCGTTATAACAATCGCGGCACGCATGGAAGCCGCCCCACTCGCCGTTATCCTCGAGATCGACGATCTCGCCGTCGCGCATCGGCAGCCCTTGCCGCGGATCCGTAACGGCGGCGCCGCACGCGATGCATTCGCCCTCGCGACGATTGAGTGAGATCGAAAGCGTCCCGGCTGCCGTCATCGTGATAGGTCCGTGAGAGTGAGAGCGACGACCCACGCCGGCCCCCCGGCCGGCGGGATCGATCGATTTATGACTTCTCGACGTCTTTCGCCGCCGGTCCCTTCTCCGCGTTCTCGACGTCGAACGTCACGCGCTCGCCTTCCGAGAGGGTGCGGAATCCGTCGGCTTTGATCGCCGTCTGATGTACGAAAACGTCCTTCCCGCCATTGTCGCGCGTGATAAAGCCGAACCCTTTTTGATCGTTGAACCACTTCACGATGCCAGACTCGCGAGCCATTGCGGACGATCCTCGAGCAAGTGTGTGTGTCGGCCGGCTTCCGGCCTCGCCGCGGAATCTATGCCTTGCCGGCGAGCCTCGCACGTGACCACTCGAGACGGACCGAGAGCGGCGCCTTCGCGAGCCGGCCAAAATGCGCGGCCGCCGAAACGCCTCGATCACCTTCCCGGAAAAGGCCGGCGTCGATCACGTTCCGACACTGCATACCGTGCCCGGCGCCGCACACATCGCACCGGCCCCACAATGCCCGAACGTCATACGAGATCTCGAGCACGTCGACGGCTTCGGCCTTGTACGGATCCGCCGCGAGCGAGAGGATCGGCTCCCGGATGATCCGGATCGCCTCGTCGGCGATCGTCGAGTGCGCGATCCGCGGCGGGAGCCCGATCGCCTCACGAATCCGCTCGAGTGCCTCGTGATACCCGCAGTGCAGGCGATCGGGATCGAGGCGTGCCTCGACCCAATCGCGGAGCCGATGCGTGACCGTGAGCGCGCCGATCGCGGAGAGGCCGACGAGCACGACGAAGACGATCGCCGACATACTCACGGCGTCGATCATTGCGGCCGGATCCACTCGTGCCGCTCGAGCATGTTCCGCACGCCGAAGGCCTCGAGGAAGCCGCGGAACGTGAGCCGGCCGCCGCGGCGCTTGTGCTGGCGATATTCGTAAACGCAGGCGCCGGCGAGGATGAGCGAACGTGCGAGGGTGAAGACGCCGATCCCGACGAAGACGAGGATCACGAAGAGGATCGGCCCGAGCTGCGGTGAGGTTAGCAAAGTCATGAGAGTACGCTCCCGTGATTGGTAAAGAGGACACGTGTCCGGTACACCGTGTGAATAATGTCGCCGAGCATCGCGCAGGCCTTCGCGAGATCCTGCTCGATGAGGATTGCCGGCCGGAGCCCGGCCTTCGCGTCTCGCGTCGCCTGCTGCGACCAAGGCCTGACGATCGCATTCGCGCAGGCAGCGGCCGTGTATCCGCGGCGCTTGTACTGCTCGACGAGCGGCAGGAATTCCCGGACGTTCGCCGGGTTGAGATGCGCGAGCTCCGGCGGGATCATCGGCAGAGGATCCTCGCGATCGCGTGCCGATCGACGTCATCGCTAAACGGCACCGTCGAGCCGTCGAGCCGGTTAATCCCGATGCTTTTGTCCCGATAAATCGTGATCTCGGCGCCGTCGCGGAGCAGCTCGGCGAGCAGCAATCCGTCGCCGGAGAGCCGGAGCACGTTCTCGGCTTCGGCGAGCATGCCCGCTTCACGAATACCGGGACCGGGACAAGCGCAGAGCATCCACCCGGCTTGTCGCATCCGCTGCCCGCCGCACTTCGGACATAGATCGGCCGCGCTCATCATGCCGCGTCTCCGTACTGTGCGACCCATTCGACCGCGGCCGCGGTGAGCGTGATCGAGCGCGCGACGTTATGCCGGCGGGAGATCCATCCCTTCCCCTCGAGCGTCCCGACGAGCTCCGATACACTCGCGAGCGAGCGGACGCCGAGCGCTTCGGCGATCTCGGAATACGCCGGCATGATGCCCGAGCGCCGGTGATACTGGCCGAGAAAGCGCAAGAGCTGCGCCTGCCGCCCGGAGAGCGGTTGCGTCGGATCCCGATTGAGCGGACACGTCGCGCAGAGCGTCGTCACCGCTCGAGGTTCTCGAGCGTGCTCCGGATCGACGCGAGGACGCGCCGATACTGCTCTTCGTGCCGGCGCCGGGCCGCGCGATACCGGAGATGCGACTGCAGCATGAAGACGACGACCGCGAGCACGAAGGCGATCGCGGCGACGGCGTACGCGCCGCGCGCGAATGTTTCGGCGCTCACGTGAGGCGCTCCCGCGCGTAGAGCTCGAGCTTCCCCTCGCGCTCGTCGAAGGTGACGCTCGCGATTCGATTCGTCGCCCCGAGTGTGTCCGCTCGTGCGACGAGCTCAAAGAGCACGACGGCCAGCTCGGCCGGCTCCGTGAGCTGCCGATCCCGATCGGCGTCGGGATTGTACATCGGCACCGTAAGCGGCCGCGCGATCTTCCACGACGTGACACGAATCGGCTCGCCGAATCGATTCGTCTTCGCGAGCGTGTCCGGGATCCGTGCCTTGAGCCCTTCGACCATGTGCCCGAGTTGCGAGATCTGCCCGGAGATCGCGCGCAGCTCGGCGAATGCGTTCCGGAAATTCTCGAGCATGTACTCTGCGAAGCGCTTCGCGCGAGCCGCGCGAGCCTTCGGCTTTGCTTTCGTTGCTGGCATTCTCCCCTCGTGAGCGGGTTCTGATAGTAGGACTAAAGACTTACAGAATCAGTAACAGTAGAGACGTGTTGAAACGTGCAGAACCGAGCTAACCGTCACGCCGGCGGCGCTTTCCGTTCCACATTGGGCAATGTGGGATCCCGTGTGGAATCTCCGGCCGTATTGTCCACGTCGGTTGTCCACACACGTTGTCCACGTCGCCGCGGCTCGAGCCGGACGGCGTCGCGCTTCGGGATCCCGAGATACTCGAGCGCGGCCGCGAGCCCGTCGCCGACGCGTTCGTTCCCGTGTGTGACGGTCCGGCGCCGCGGGAAGTAGTCGCACCACGTCTCGCCGAGCGTGAGGCGCCACGAGTGCGGCGAGAGCTGCCGGAGCGCGATCCCGAAGCGCTCGCACTGCGCCTTGAGCAGCTCGAGCCGCCGCGGCTCGTCTTTATCGATCCACGCGCGGACGTGCTTCCCGTACGCCTTGAGCGCCTCGAGCTCCGGATCGAGCTGCTTCCGCGACGATCTCACGCGCCGGCTCTGCGGCGTCCTTCGGTGACGACGGCATACGATGCCGCTGCCTTCGCCTGCTTCCGTGCGTCGGCCTTCGCCTGCTTGGCGCGCTCGCGCGCGTAGAACTTGCGCGCCGTGCCGGCAAGCTCGCCGCTCCATGACTGCCCGCGCTCGAGCCGCGAGAGGCCGCCGGAGTCAATCGAGCGGCCCGACTTGTCGCGCACTTCCTCGAGCGAGAGCCCGAGCGCGGCGCGCTCATCGCGGAGCTTCGTCCCGATCGCCGTCCGGACTTCCGCGAGCATGCGATCGGCGATCGGCTCCGCCTGCAGGAGTTGCTCGATCGAGAGCTCGGCGGCCTCGAGGCCGAGTGTCGCCGCCTCTGGCGAATCGGTGACGAGCGCGGCGAGGATCTGTGTCTTCATTTTGTGTCCGTGAGTCGAGAGAGTGAGAGAGCTTCCGGCGTGAATGCGTACACATAAGCGGCCCCGGTCGAATCTTCGCCGCGCTCATACACGAGCGGCGCCGGCAGGCCTGCAGCTTTCCGATAGAGCAGATCGTTTACGCGCCCGCAAACGGTTTGCAGCTTGAAGCCGAGCGCTTTCGCGATCTGCTCCCGCGTGCATCCGAGTTTATAGTCCTTGCGTAGAAACGCAAGGATCTGCTCGATCTTCGTCCCTTTGACGATGAGCGCCTTCCCGAGCGCGACGTCCTGCGCGATCGCGCGGCGGCCGAGCCGCTGCGGCCCCGGTGCTATGTCGACGCCGTCCCGGAGTACGCGCACGTCCTCGATCGGGAGCGCGAGAGCGCGCGCGGCTTCCCGCAGCTCGGCGTCGCTGCCCGGCTCTGGCAATCCGCCGAAGAGCCCCGTCCCCTCGAGTTGCCGCTCGAGCGTCGGCTTCCGTTTCTCGCCGGCGTGCGGATGCCGGCTCATCGAGGGATCCGGAGTAAGAGCTCGACGAAGATCCGGCAGAAGCCGACGCACAAGACGATCGCGATCCACCATGCCGGCGAATGCACGCGCGCACGACCCGTCCCGACGCCGGCGACGATCGCGAGATACAGAGACACCGCGGCGAGCGTCGTCATTCTTTCGGCGCCTCGATGACGGCGATCGGCCCGGCCGCGATCTGCTTCGGCGGCTCCGGGAGATCGCCGGCGACGGTGCGCAGCGCGTCCGGATCCGGCGTGCCTTCCTTCCACGTCTCGCCGCCGACGAAGCCGGGAAAACGGCCTTCGATCTTGAAAGTCAGATCGCGGACGAAGTGCCCGATCGGCGGCCCGAATGGCTTGTCCCATATGGGAACGACGTCGCGCTCGAAACCGATCGTGCAGTCGGAATACTCCGGCGAGCACCGGCCGGCGATCCATACCTGCCGGCCATCCTCGAGCACGAGTGCGACCATGATCGCGCGGATCCCGCCGGGCTCACCGAACATGCGAGATCTCCGCGGCCGGGCCGCCGGGACACGTGCAGTGCGTCGCCGCCGTCACCGGCTCGAGCGTCGGCCGCACGCGCAGCGGCGACACGTTCGCGACGAGCGTCTTTTTCCCGCACGTCGCGCAGAGCGTCGCCGTCTCGAGCGCGCGCTGCTGCACGCGCGCCCATTGCGGGAGCGGCTTCACTCGGCGACTCCGGCCTTCGCCGCGGCCGCGCGCAGGATGCACGCCGCCGTCGCGTTCCGACCGGCGAAGCCGGCATGCTGCAGCATCCACTCGTATTTATTCCGGAGCGTCAGGCCCGAGATCTGCGGATGCGGCTCGCCGGCGCAGAGCGTCGGATCGGCCTCGAGCGCGGCGCGCGCGGCGTCCCATGACGGCTTGAACTTCGCCAGATCGGCGAGGTACTTCGCGTCGCGCTTCGCCGCGGCCTTCTCGCGATCGAGTGCCCGCTTCTCGCGCAGGACGTCGCGCTCGAGCTCCGACATTCCGCGCGTGTCGAGGCTCTTCCGATTCGTCTTGAGGACGCACGACGAGCCGACGACAAAGCGCTTCCCGTCTGCGCTGCGGATGAGATAGCAATCCTTAATCCCGGTCCCGCAATGCGCGCACGAGCCCATCGGCTGCCCCGGCGAGCCGACTTGCGTCCCGTCGGCGAGCGTGATCGGTCCGACGCGCGTCTCGACGCCGACGCAGCGGAACGGCCCGACGCCGAGCCCTGACTCTTCGAAGGGATGGATCGCGGGAGCTTTTTCGGTCGTCGGCTGCGTCATCGTGAGAACCTCGAGCGTGAGAGTGTACCCGGAATCTAAAGGCCTTGTGCGGTTGCGCAAGGCCTCACGACCGCAGACTTTCCGGGAAGAGGATCCCGCCGGCGGCGACGTGCCCGCTCCGCGGGATCTCGGCGAAGCCGAGCGCCACTAAGGCCGCGACGTCCATCCCGCCGGTCCCGCCGGTGAGGTTCCGGCCGACGACCTCGCCGAGCTGCGTCCGTGTAACCGACTCCGGCCAGATCTCGAGCAGCCGCTCGAGGATCGGCCGCAGGCGCTCCGGGACGCGTGCCCGAGCCCGTGCGTGCACGTCCTCGAGGGTGAGCGGATCCTCGATCCGTGACGCCTGCGCCTCGCCGGCCCGTGTGATCGCGACCTTCCCGGCCGACGGGATCCGCGCGAGGCCGGCCTCGACGAGCGCCGCGACGTCCATCCCGCCCGTGCCGCCCGTCAGGTTGCGCCCGGCGAAGGCGCCGAGCTGTATCCGGGACGGCTCGCCGACGCCGAGCTGCTCGAGCTCGAGTAAGGCGTTCAAGATCGCGACGTGCCGGATCCCGATCGGCAGGCCTTTGCCGTTCCCGTTCTCTGCGACCGCGGAATCGGGACGCGCTCGAGCCACGACGGCGCGTGCGGCCGCATCGGTGAGCGGTGAGGCCTGCGCTACCTTCCGCGCGAATGGCACGGCCTGCGCGATCCTCGCATGCGCGGCGTACCCGTCGCCGGCGTGATCGTCCACGCTCGGCCGTGGCGTCCCGGTCCATATCGGATCCTCGAGGACGCTCTCGAGCTGATGCCGGAAGGCCTCGCCGAAGAGCTTCGCCGCTTCGTTCGCCTTCTCGACGGCCGCCTGCAGGCTCGCGAAGCCGTGCGTCGCCTTCCGGATCACGTCGTCGACGCGCTTCCGGAGCTGGCCGAGCGCGATCGCGTGCGTCTTCTCGAGCGCCGCGACCGCTCGCTCGATCGCCTTCGGATCCGCGACGGCCTTCGCCGTCTCGAGCCGCTTCGTGAGTTGCTGCTCGAGATCCCGGATCCGCTTCATGAGCGCCCGCGGATCCTGCGCTTCGGCCTTCGCGATCGTCTCGCCGAGCTTCACGCGATACGCCTCGAGATCGATCGCGCGCCGGCCGCCCGGCTTCGCCGGCTTCGCGCCGGCCTTCGGTGTCGCGCTCGAGTCGAAGGTGCGCCGGTGCCGGATCTGCGCCTCGCCTTCGAAGTCGAGAAACTCCGGCGACACGATGAGCGCCCGGCCGACGGGCAGCTTCCGCAGGATCCCGACGAGCTCGTGCTGCCGTTCCTTCGGCACGTGCTCACCGAACCAGTCGACGACGGCGCCGATCGAGCGCGGCCCGGCCGTCTGGAAAGCGACCATGCACTCGGCCAGCTCACTAACGCTCTTATTCATCCGCGCGGAGCGCTGCGTAATGAGCGTGACGCCGATCCCGAAATTCCGGCCCCACTCGACGAGCTGCTCGATCGCCCCGATGCACTCGGCGATCGCGAGATCATTCTTTGCCGGCATCTGCGGCACGAAGCGCCCGGCCTCGTCGACGACCAAGTGCAACGGCTGCCGCGCTTCCCCCTGCCGCTGAAAGACGCGCGTCGCGAAGTCGCGCATAAAGCGGATCCGCTCGCCATTCGTCCACATCTCCCCGTTTCCGCGGCGCATGACGATTATCACGCTCGCCGTCTCGTCGACGACGAAATCGGCCGCCGTCGCGCCGGCGCCGGGCTCGATCGCTAAGTCGCCGTGCGTGCCGCCGAGCAGGACGACGTCGATCCCCTGCTCGTCTTTCGTCTTCCCGTGCCGGAGTCCCCAAAAGACGTCTAATGGATCGATGACGCAGAACTTCAGGCCGGCGTCGGCGAATTCCTCGCACATAACGGCGCCGAGATTGCTCTTCCCTTTGCCCTTGCCGCCGTAGACAACGAAGGTGCGCGTCTGCGCATCGTACGGCAGCGCGAAGTCGGCCGAGATCTTGAGCGTCTTCGTCATGCGCCGGCGCCGGTGTACGGATCGCCGCCTTGCATGCTGCCGCCGTCGTCCTCGTCGCGCTCATCGCCGCCCGTCTCTTCGCGCAGCGCCTTCTCTTTCGCGATCGCCTCGAGCCATCCCGCCGGGAGCACGCTCGGCCGATTGCGGATGAAGTAGTCGAGCTGCTCCCATCGGAGATCTTTGATCCGCTTCCCCTGCACGACGGAAAACTTCCCGAGCCCCCAATCGATCACCGCGTCACGCGTGATCGTCGACGTCGGGATCGTATCCGTCGCGCTCGAGGATCCGGAGCCGCTGCTCGCGGAATTCGTCGAAGAGCCGGGAGACTTCTCCGACGTCGGCCTCGTGTCCGGCGTCGACGCCGCGCGGCCCGAGCTCGAGCTGCTCGCGCTGCCGCTTGTCGGCGCGTCGGATCGCGGAGCGGCCGAGCCGGCGGAGCTCGGCCCGTTCGCTGTCTGCTCCGCCGGCCGTTGAGGGTTTGCTATGTCGGCGATCTCGCCGGTGCAGCCGTTCTTATTCTTGCACCGGAAGTCCGGCGCCGTCGCCCATCCCTTTTGACTGCGCTTTTTCTCGCGGTTGTCCCACATCTCGCCGCCGCACTTCGGGCAGCTCGGCGTCTCGCCGCCGGCGCGCCCATTCATGCTATCGCCTTGCCCGCTATCGACGCCGACGCGCTGCGCGCCTTTCGACGGATTATCCGCTTGTCCCATCTCGTCATTTGTGTAGAGCCCGGAGAGCTCTTCCGGGAAGGCCATTCGAAAGCCGAGCGCTTCCGCGCACTTCGCGAGCTGCCCGGCCGGCCGCTGCGTCCACATCGCGTTAGGAACCTCGCGGCCCGTCTTGACGTCGGCGAATTCGCCCGGCGCCTGCTCTTGTCGCTTGTACTCGTCGACCGTCTGCACGTACTCGTCGAAGAGCGCGACGGCCCGGATCGGCTCCCGGAATCCCTCGCGATAGATCGTGCAGCGCGCGGCCTTCGGTGCGTCCTTCGAAAGCCACACGTCACGCCATACGCCATCCTCACCGCACCACTCAAACGGCGCTTGCCCGAGATACTTCCCGGTCCGATCGGCGACGAGCCGGAAGGCATCGATCCCGGTTTGAAACGTGATCGAGTCGCGCCAGCGTGAGCCCTCTTTTACCCGGCGCTTGATCGCGTGTATCTGCTTCGTGAACGGATCCAAGCGGCGCCGCTGGCACACGTAGAGAAAGAGCCGCAGCTCGTCATCCGTCGCGCCGCGGCAAACGGTGTCCTTCAGGAGTTGGATCTGCGCCGGCGTCCATCGGTTGAGATCCGCCTGCTCGGCCGCTTCGTGCGGCGGGAGCTCCGGCGGGAGTGCATCGCCGTTCGGCGCCGGCGGCTTCACCGGGACCGGCATCGCCGACTCATTCGGCACGCTCGAGATCTCGAGTGCGGGATCGAGCGGCGTCTCGACGGCCGTCGTCGTGTGCGTCTCTTGTGTCATGCTGCGCCCCCTTGGAGCGTGTCTAGTTTTGCGTTCCGCTGCCCGTTCGGCCCGATCTTCCTCGTCACAATATGGACACGGTCCCTCACACTCGCCGGCGGCATGCGCGGCGAGCGCCTCGAGGCCGTCGTCACTCTGCTGCTCGGCGTGCTCTCCCATCGTCCTACTTCAAGCGGACGTGATAGCCTTGCGTCACCGTAACGCCGAGCGCGCGCAGGACGGGATCGCCATTCGCCGCGGCCTGATCGAATACGTCGGCGTCGTAATCGGAGAGCTTCCCCGGCTTCGGTGCCGCCTTCGATCGCGCGTACGCTGCGTGCCAGATCTCGAGGATCTTCTCCCGGTTGAGCGAATAGAGCGGCGGCGGGACTTCCTTCTCGATGCACGCGACGACCGCGGCCCGGAATTCGTCGGCGTCGTCGCTCATCTCCGGGAGACTCAGGAAGCCGCAGCTCGCCGAGTCGCGGATGATCTCGAGCGGCTCGGCGTCCGCCTTCCGGTCGATCGATTGCTGCGAGTTGCGTTGCACGCGCGAGATGATCGCGGCCGTCTCGACTTTGATCTGCCCGGCGCGTCGCTGGCACCGCACGAGGTACGCCTTCAGGCTCGCGACGACGTTCTTATCCGTGTCGGCGAGATGCGCGAAGCGCTGCGCCTGCGCGCGGCGCGTCTGCTCGATCGCGCTCCGGTTCTCGATGAAGAGCGCGACGCGCTCGACCTTCGCCGAAAAAGCGCCCTCGAGCTGCTCGAGCTGCTCGACGAGGCCGGGAATCGCGTCGAGATCTCCCTTCGCCGCGATGATCGCGTCGGCGTTCTCGTCGATAAAGGCCTCGATCGCGAGCAGCCGATCGGAGAGATCGTACAAGGTGAGGACCGGCCGCGATGACTCCGGCCCGATCGTCGTAATACTGCCGGCGTCGACGACGTCGGCCTTCGGCTTCGCTGCGGTTGTCATTCGGTTGTCCGGTGAGCGTGAGTGATTACCTTCGTGAGAGCGAGCGGCGTCGTGAGCGTCCTCTCGTGAGTCGGCGTGTGAGAGCGCCGCCCCGAAAGCCGGCCCGGAGCAATCCGCGGCCGGCTTCGGCATTATGGGCTCCCTTGTCGCCGCGCGCAAGGTGACGCCGCCCGAGCCGATCCCGTCCGGGCTCCGCCGGCGCGTGCGTTCATAGATCGCCCGGTGCACCGCGTCTTTATCGTCGGCGTCGACTTCGGACGCGCCCTTTCCGCCGACGTGCCGGATCTCGCCGTGCTCGTCGATGAAGAGCCACACGTGCGGAAGGCCGCGATAGACGGGATTCGGTTTGTCGCCGAGATACCCGTCGTCGATCGGGACGTCGCGGATCCTCGAGGGATCGGCCGGCCCGAGATCCTCGCCGGTGTATACCTCGAGGATCCGCGGCCGCGTGTCGTCGCTCATACGGCCTCGCGTGCGGCCGCCTGCGCGCGCTCGAGGCGACTCCATGCGAGATCCCGCTTGTCGGCCGACTCCGGATCCCGGATAACGTCCTCGTAATTCGTGCGCGCCTGCTCGAGCTCCGCGACGATCGCCGCGCGCTCGGCCTCGAGGAACGCCGGAGACTTCTCGCCGGCGCGCTCGTGCTCGAGTGCGTGCCATCCGGCGAGTTGCCGTGCGTTGCGCGTCGCCGTCGGCCCGAGATCCTTCGTGCGCTCCCATTGCGTTGCGCAGAGCGCGCACGAAATCACCGTGAGCTCGCCGTGCTTCGACTCGACGAGCGCGAGCCGCTCGAGGCCGCGGCGGAAGAGCGCGCTCACGCCGACGCCTCGAGGATCCAATACCCGTACACACAACGGCGCGAGATCCGGAGCAGCTCGGCGCCGTGATAGTGCAGCGTCGCGCGCTGCGGATCGTGCGTATCGTGCACGACGCCGTCGATCACGGCCGTAAGGTGCCTCGAGACGCTCACGACGAGCCGGCCGGCCGGCAGCTCGCCGTCGTGAAGATGCACCGTGCAGCCGGAGCCGATGCGCATCGTCGCGACCCATCGGAAGCCGAGCGTCTGCATGTATTCCCGGAACCACTTCCGCGACGTGAGCACGCCGTCACGCGCTGACGAGCCGCGCACAAACTGCCGGCGGCCGTCGCGGCGCGTGCGCACTGTCTGCCGCTCGCCGCTCGAGCGCGCGTTAAGCGCGTCGTATATCTCGAGGTACGGCCGGCCCGACGCGATCGCGATCGCGCGTGCGACGCAGTCCCGCGTCGAGCCCTTGAATCCCGCGGCGGCCCGGCCGCCGTCGTCGACGACAAACTTCATCGCGCGGCCGCCTTCGTCTTCCGTTCCGCCGCGCGGCGCGCGCGTGCGAGGATCTGTGCGCGCTGCTCGTCGACGCGCTCGAGACGGCCGGCAAGGCGCGTGCAATCGAGGTACACGTCATACAGAACGGCGGCGACGTCGTCGTACGCATCCGCACCGTTGCGGATATGCGTCGAGCGCTCTTCGATCGCGAAGGCGACGACGGACCGGAGCCGCTGCGCGATCGACGGCGCCGGCGCCTCTGCCGGCGTCTCGTGCGCCTCGATCTCCGCCTGCTCGCGGCAGACGGCCGCCTCTGCGAGATCGTACTCGAGCTCGACGGCGTCGCGCTCGGCGCGTGCGACGAGGTACTCGTCGACGCCGATCCGGCCGAGTCGGAAGTCGACGGCGACGATCGCATACCGGCGGCCGACGAGGTTTGCCTTCTCGCGCGCGGCGTCGAAGGCGGAGAGCGTAGCAGAGTCCATAACGTGAGCCTCAGTGTGAGAGTGTACCCGGAAGCTAGTCGGCCTTGTGCGATTGCGCAAGGCCTGCCCGCAGCCGTGCGAGCTCCCGCTGCAGCTCGTCAGGATCCGCGGCGTCGCCGGCGTCGACGATGAGCTCGAGCCGGCGGATCTCCCGCTCGATCGACTCGTGATACCAGCAAACGAAGTCGCCGGCCTCGAGGACGATCATTCCCTCGCGGCCGAGATACGTCACGCCGCGGCCGACGTCGATCGCGTACGCCTGCCCGCGGCCGCGACGCTCGGCGCCGCACACGGGACACGTCCATGCTCCGCGGAAGAGATCGGATACCGGCAGCCGGCGCTCGTCGGTCGAGGCATCCCGGAGCCCGGCGACGTAGTCCGCGCGCGTGCGCCAGACGGCCGCACACGTGAGGCACCGGATCGCCGAGTATGCGGAGCTCTGGAACCGGCGCCCGTTGAATTTTGAATGATTCCCCTCGCGCGTGAGCACGACCCAATCGCGCCGATCCTTCGCGCAGGCGCACGCACGGCCGCCGCTCATCGGTCGACGTACTGATGCAGATCGCCGCCCGTCGCCTTCGTCGTCTCGACGAGCGTCGCCGTCTCGACGAATTGCCACTTCGCCCCACACTTGCACGAGTGCGAGCAGCCGGCGAAAAAGTCCGAGCGCGCGTGCACGTCTCGCGGCGTGCCGCGCTCTTCGCCGCACTTCGGACAATGCGCCGGCCATTCATTGATGAGGAAGATCATTCGCCGGCGCCCTCGAGTGATTCCTCGATGCGGACGGCGAAGCGCTCGAGCAGCTTCCGCTCGTGCGGCGGCAGGATCCGGAACGGAAAGAGCTTCCCGGACGGAATGCCCGCGTCGACTTGCGCCGCGAGATACGCCTGCTCGATCCGCTTCATGCGTTCCGCGCGCTCGAGCTGCGCGGCGGCGCGCCGGGACGGCGGCGCCGTGTCGTTGTCTTGTGTCATGCTGCCTTCGCTTTTGGGTAGGGTTGCCCGGCGCCCCATTGCACGTCAATCGACGTGCGGATCGCCGGCGTGAGGCCGAAAACGTACGCGAGATTCCCCGGATGCCGGATCTTACGGAAGCCGCTCGAGACGCGCGTTACCCACGCCGCCGGCTCTTCACCGAAGGCACGGGCCGGCGCTCCGAAGGCCTCGAGCTGCGCGGCCGCGTACCGTGCGCCGCGTTCATCATTGCGGATCTTCGACAAGGCGCGCGGCGAGATCACTCGGCCGTCCGCGGTGACGAGCAGCGTCCGCGGCTCCGCGCGGCCGACGTACCGTGCATTACTCGCCTGATAGATCGTCCCCCAATGCGCCCGCTTCGCGATCTCACCGTCGGCCGTCGTGCGCTCGAGCGGATCCGCATACGAGAGGACGCCGACGATCTGCTTCACTTCCCGCAGCGCGCGGAAGGCGCGCGCGAGAAACCATGATTCCCCATTGTACCCGACGCACGGCGCGCACACGAAGCGCCCGAGCTCCGCGGCGTTGACGTCCTCGCCGAAGTAGTGCGGCAGGACGCGCGCGTTCGCCGGCACCGAGAAGACGGCGACGCCGACGAGGGACTTCTCGAGGAAGAGGCCGATCGCGCAGCGCGCGGCCGGATACGTCCCGGAATAGTGCTCGCGCGTGACGAAGGCCTTCGCGTCCCGATCGCGCAGGACGTCGACGGCGAAGCCGTCAGGCCGGAAGACGTCGCGCGGCGTGACCCATCGCTCGAGGCGCTCCGTCCATCTCTTCTCTGCGGTGATCGTCGTCATCGTCAGAATCCCCCGAGCGTGTTGTCGCTGCTCGTGCGGACCGGGATCACGCCGCCTTGCGGCCGCAGCTCGACGGCCCACGTCTCAAACTCGCCGCCGGCGCGACTCACGCCCCACGTCGAGCGGGAGCGGAAGCACTCGACGAGGACGACGTCGGACGTCCACGCATCGCGCGGCGACAAGATGCGGCAATGCGGGAAGGCGGCGGCGAGGACTTTCCGGATCGCGTCCTGCGCATCGGTGAGCGTCGCCGCGGACGTGAAGCGGGAGCCGACGAGGAAGCCGTTCGGGAGCGTCGCGCAGGCGTACATCGTGAGTACCTCGAGTGTGTGAGAGTGTGACCGGAAACTAAAAGGCCTTGCGCGATCGCGCAAGGCCTCGAGAGGATCGGGATCCGGAGCCGTCAGATTAGAACCTCGCGGAGCTTCCCGCCGAGCTTCGGGAAGACGTGCGTCTCGATCGTCTTCGCCTGCCCGCGGAGCGCCGGAATCAGGTTCTCGATCCGGTCGAATTCGATCGCCCGCGTCTCGGCGGCCGTGAGCTCGCTCCGGCGCTTGAAGCCGCCGCGGAGCGCGGAGCGCAGCCGGTAGATGTTCACCGTCGGCGCCTTGCGGCCGCGGGAGACGTCGTATGCCCACTCGCCGAGCGTAATCATCTCGGCCTCGAGCTCGGCGAGCTTCTGCTCTTCCTGCGTCGCCTGCGTCCGGAGCGAGCCGACGTACCGCTTCGCGTCGTCGATCGAGATCTCGGCCGGCTGCCCGTGCATGCCGGCGCAACGGCCTTCGATGTATCCGTCGCCGGGCCGCGTGTACCCGTGCAGGACGAGCAGGCCGTTCTCGAGCGCCTGCTCATTCGCGCAGAACTGGCACGTCCCGCGGATCTGCACACGGGCCGCAACCTTCGTGAGCGCGTACTCGACGACGTGCTGATAGCTGCCCGACTGCACCGACTTTGCATCCGTGTCCGGCTGCGCCTTCAGCTCGACGATCTTCGCCTCGACCCACGCGCGGCGCGCCTTCGTGTTCTCGCGGATCTCTGCCGGCGGGTAGTGCCGGTCGCGGATCGTCGTCTTCGTCTTCGTCGTCGTTGCGGGCATCGTGAGTACCTCGAGTGTGTGAGAGTGTGACCGGAAACTAAACGGCCTTGCGCGATCGCGCAAGGCCGATAGTCGGCGGCCGGAGCGGCTTCTCACCGGGAAGGTTGAGCGAGCTCGCTAAGGTGTCGCCTGCTTCAAAATGGCTCGCCGAAGGCCTCGCCGCAGCGGCACCGGCAATCGCCGCGGTGCCCGCGATCCTTCGCGCAGGCATGGAAGCCGTACCCGGCGCGCTCGTCGCACCGGGCCGCATGCGGCCGCCGGAGCCGTGCCTGCCGCGCGTCGTCGAGCAGGATCGCCCGGCGCATATCGAAGAGCGCGGCCGAGACGGGTTGCCCGAGCCGGCGGAAGGCCTGCGCCGTCTTGTGACACGAGCGAGCCAGCTCGAGCAGCCGCTCGGCGGAGACGTGCACCGGCGCGCCGGCCGGCGTCACGTGTACGGGATGGAGCCCGGAGAGAAGGTGCATCGTCAGATCCCCCCGCGGCGGATGCGCTTCCGGCGAGCGGTTGCCCGGCCGGCCTTGCGTCCCTTCGCCTCGAGGCGTCGGAGCTCGGCGTACTGGCGCGCGCCGGCCATGAAGAGCCCAAGGAACGAAAGCGGCCCGTATACCGTCCGCTTGCCCTTCCGGCGGATGAAGACGCCATTCTCGCGCAGCTCGATCACGACGTCGCCGATCTGCGGATCCTCGACGTGCGCGACGCGCTTCACGCTATCCGGGATCCGGCCCGTACCGTCGCACCGCTTGCAATCGCCGGCGCGATTGGATGAGTCGAAAGCGCCGTGACCCGTGCCGTCGCACTTCGGGCAGGCCTTGCTCGTGAGCCGCTTCATCGTGAGTCCTCGAGTGAGAGTGTGAGAGCGTACGATCGGAAACTAAAAGGCCTTGTGCGATCGCGCAAGGCCGATCTTATCACTCGAGGTTGAGCTGCCGGCGGCCTGCCGTCGCGGGACTTACGGCTCGGTTCCTTCATCGCAACGCGCAACTACGCCAGTCGAGACGGCCCTTATTGTGAAGAGCCCGACAAGACGCCGGCCAGCTCACCGACCAACCTATGCGGCCCGGTCCGCCGTGTCACGGATGAGTTTCCCGCGACGCCGCCCGGCGCGCTGCGATCGCCGGCGAACCGACTTCCCTCGCGGCGTCCGCGCGTAGTCCTTCAGGCCGCAGCGCGTACACCGGCCATCCCACACGGCCGGCGCGTGACCGCAGTCACAGAGCGCCCGTGAGCCCTCGCGGACCTCTCGCCATGCCCGACAAGGCCGGCACTCGCCACTCGGCGAGACGGCCGTCCGGCGGCATCCTGCGCCCGTGCAGCGCCCATACCGCGGCGCTCGAGCTGCGCGGCACGAGGGACACCGCGGCTTGAACCGGCGGCCCGGATCCCGGCAGCGTGCACCGCAGTCCTCGCACGTGCACGGATGCGTCCGATAAAAGCGCTGCAGGCACGGATTACACCGCTCGAGCGCGACGACGATCCCGCGGCCGCACTTGCACACGTCCGCGAGCGGTGCCGGGCCGCCCGGCTTCCGCCTCTCGAGCTGCCGGCGACGATCGCGGTGATAGTGACGTACGCACCGGAAGCCGGCGATCGCCGGCCGGTTGCACCACTTCCCGCCTTTACGATCGCGCGCCCGGCAGCGGCGACTCGAGTCCGGCCGCTTCGTCGATCGACTCGAGCGCTCGTGCCGGCCCGTCTGGCGATCGAGCTCGGCGCGCGCGGCCGCGAGGATCTCCGGCGAGAGCGCGCACACGAGGCGCTAGACGCGTATCGTCTGCGCCCGGCGCGCCTTCGTCCGCAGGCGCCACGCGACGACCGGATGCACCGTGCGGCTCGTGATCGTGAGCCCGTTCGCCTTGAGCAGCGGTGCGCAGCGCGTCACGACGTCGCGATCGTATGACGGCTGCACGGTCGATCGATCGACTCGGCGCACGACGAAGGCCGGCGCCATGAGCCCGACGCGTTTATCGGCCGTGACGTACACGGCGCACGCGATCGTCGAATCCTCGACCGTCCTCGAGGTTGAGAGCACGGCGACGGATGCGATCGCATCCGGCCCCTCGCCGACGGAATCGCCGAGCACGACCTCGACGCTATCCGGCCCGCCGTCCGCGAGCGCGAGCTGCTCGAGCGTCACGCCGAGCCCGATCCCGGCCAGCATCATGACGACCGTCACGACGACGAAGGCGATCGCGAAGGCGACGACGTTCCGCCGACTCATTCCGGCGGCGGCGTGACGAAGGCGAGCGGCCGCAGCTTCCGCGCGCCGTTGTACGTGAGCCATGCGAGCGACCACGTGACCGGGATCGAGTCCGGCGCCGGCACGAGGCTATCGACGACGGCGCACATCTGCCGCAGCGGATTGCCGCCGCGCGCGCCCATCGTCGCGGAATCGCCGACTTGTCGGATCCGGACCGGCGGCCATCCGATTTTGCGCGCGCCCGTCGACCACGTCACGACGGCGCACACGGTGACAGTATCGACACCGGCGGCCGGGATCGGCGCGCCTGACGCGTCGAGCGCCCTCGAGGCGTAATGCGGCTCTGTGACCGGCCCGACGTCGACGACCTCGATCGTCGCGATCGGTCCCGGTCCCGGCGGCGGCGTCACCGGAGCGGCCGGGCAGAACCACGAGCCCGCGGGAATCGTCGGCGCGAGCGCTCGAGGACACGTGAGCCCGGCCCGGATCGAGTCCATGCGCACGCGTGCCCGGCTGCACTGATCCGCCGACGCGCGCGGACTTGTCGTGCAGCGCGTCGAGTCTCGAGCGACTTTGATCGCGGCGGCCGTGCTCGAGTCGAAGGCCGTCGGCACCCTCTGCGCCGCTGCATGCCCCGCAGCGACACAGAGAGCGACGAGTATTGCGAGAGCCTTCACCGTGTTACGGTGTCGGCGGCGTCGGCGCCGTCGGCGTCGACGGCAGCGCTTCGGACATTGCGTCGACTGCGGCCGTAATGTCGTTGAGCTGCGCGACGATCTCCGTCGGATCGGCGCCGGCGTTCACGGCGTCGATCGTGGCCTGAACCTTCGCCTTGATCTCGTCGCCTTCCTTCGCGATCGCCGCCTTGACGCGATCGAGTGCAGCCTGCGTATCGGGATGAATTGGCATACGTCGTACCTCGTGAAAGAGAGTGGTCACTCGAGAGCTCACTTCGACGAGCCGCGCGTGCACCTGTACGAGCTCAAAGAGCACGCGTGAGGCGACTTCGTTGTACGGATCGACGGTGCGAGGCGTGCGTGATCGAGGCATGAGCGCGGAGCGAGTTAGTGTGCGTATACACTCGGCGGCTCGAGTGATCCACGCAAGAGGCCTCACCAGAGCACGACCGAGCCGAGAATCAGGACGCCGGCGGCGCCGAGCTGCATCCGTTTCGCCTGCGCGCTCGAGGCGAATTGCGACGTCACGAGCAGCGTCCCGGCGGCCGCGAGTGCGGCGCCGTCCTTCCGGCCGAGACAATGGATCCGGATCGGGCCGGCCTTCGCCAGATAGCACGGCGGATCCGCGGCCGCGATGATCGGACGCGCGGCATCCGTGAGCAGGCGGAGCCGATCGTACGCCTCGCGGAAGTGAATCGCCGAGTCCTCGAGCGAGGCGGCGTGCATCGCCGCTCCCTGCGCGGCGTCGGCGAGGGAGTCGGCGCGCAGCTTCTCGACCGCGGCCTCGCGTGCGCAGAGCGTCAGGCCGTGCCGGCAGCTCGCGAGCGTATCGCCGACGCTCGGCGGCAATCCCGGTACGCTCGACGTGACGATGAGCTCGAGGCGCTCCCGCCGGAGCCGTGCGGCTTCGCTCGAGAGGCGGCCGTTCGTGACGAGTGCGGCGTCGAGATCGACCCGGATCCCGGCGGCCCGTGCGACGAGCGCCTCGAGCGCGAGCGAGTCCTGCGCCCGGCTCGCCTCGAGCGCGGCGTACTTCGTCTGCCAGTCGGCGGCGTCCTGCTTCCATGCGCCCGAGCTGCGGACGCCGACGACGATCGCCGCGGCGAGGCCGGCGACGAGCACGAAACCGATTACGAGGATCCACTTCGGGAGCGGGATCATAGCGAGCAGCTCACGGCAAGAGGGTACGCCACGGGACGAGGCCGAGTACATCCTTTCGCGTTAGTGGCGCCGTGTCAATCGCGATCCCGTTATTCGGCGTCCCGACGGCGAGCCCCTGATACCCGCGATTCCCTTCCGTCGTCAGGACAAGATCGTACGGATCCCGGAGCCAATTCGTCACGAGCCCGATATGCTGCGCGTCCCATCCGCCGGCCTTGAGCTCTGCGACGACGCCGCCGGCGCCGGCGTGCGAGGCGTCCGCGCGCTGCCGATGCGAGGCGACGATCGGGATCGTGCCCCGCTTCCCGTACACGATCGCGCAGCCGACGCGCGCCGCCGGCTCGAGCGTCTTCGGATCGACGAGGTACGGCAGCCAATAGTCGCACGCCGGGAAGAGGTACGGCAGCCGGCAGCCGCTCGAGGCGAAGACGGCGCCGAGCCAGATCGCGCACCAGTACGAGCCGATCGGCGAACCGGCCCAACTGCACAAGGCGTCGAGGTACGGTGAACGATTGGAGCCGAGCGGCGACTCGTGATGATTCCCGTCCCGGAGCGCGCGGCGTACGAGGCGCCGCTGCTCTTCGGTGTACGCCGGCGCGTCCATCCATCCGCCGAGCGGGATCTCGATCGCCGGTGCCGGCTTGAGGATTGGTGTCATGCGGTGCGCTTCCACATATAGACGACGATATACGGCTGCAAGTTGTTATGCGCGCCGTCTCCGCCGGTGCTCTGATTGACGGCCGTTGCGTTCTGATTGACGGCCGTTGTCGCCGCCGTCGAGTATCCGGACGCGACGGATGTATTCGTCGAGGCGTCCGGCGCCGCGCCGACGTTCCCGCCCGTCGCCGCGGAATTGACGTTTTGAACATGCGTGTGCGCATTCTGTAAATGCGTGTGCGCGTCCTGAACGTGCGTATGTGCCGGCATCTCGGCCGCCGAGAGCGTGTGCGTCTTCGCGCCGCCCGTCTCTTCGACCGTGTCGAAATCCGGATCGCCGGCATTGAGCCCGACGAGCACGCGCCCGGCGCCGAAGGCGGCCCACGTCCCGAAGCCGAAGAGCGTCGCCGGATTCGTCGAGACGACGGCGAGGAAGATCGCGCCGATCGGATAGCAGGCGGCGATCGAGCCATCGGCGCCGGCCGGCCCTTGGATCCCCTGCGGACCTTGGATTCCCTGCGGCCCCTGCTCGCCTGCCGGTCCTTCCGCTCCCGCCGCTCCGTCGGCGCCGTCTGCGCCCGGTGCGCCCGGTGCGCCGTCCGCTCCATCGGCGCCCGGCGCGCCGTCATTCCCGGCCGGACCTTGGATCCCCTGCGGCCCCTGCGCACCGGCGGCACCGTCGGCGCCGTCTGCACCGTCCGCCCCGTCTGCGCCGGCCGGACCTTGTGCGCCTGCTGCTCCGGCTGCCCCTGCCGGCCCCTGCGCGCCCGCTACGCCTTGGATCCCTTGCGGACCTTGTGCACCGGCCGGTCCCTGCTCTCCGGGCTCGCCTTGCGGCCCCTGCGGCCCGACGCCGCCGGCGCCGGCGGCCAATAAATCCGGGCTCCATGCGTCATCCCCGCGTAAGCGGAACGTCCGCGCGAGCGGCGACCACCATCCGGTAACGGTCCTCGAGATGATCGCGCCGGGATCTTCGTCCGACACGACGAAGCGGAGCCGCTGCCATATTCGGAAGTCCGTCATCCCGGTACGAGCTCCGGCCCGGACGCATCGAGCGTGACGGGATCGGCGAGGATCGCCGAGTTTAGGAAGTGTCCCGGCGCGCACCGGAAGGCCGGCATCCGCGGGATCGGCTCGAGGCCGACGGCCCGGAGCATGACGAGTGCAAACTTAGAGCAATTGAAGCGCGGCCGATCGCGCCGGCTCTCGCGATCGCCGAGCACGACGCGCACGATCGGCACGAAGCGGAGCCCGGAGAGCCACGCGTACGGCGCCCCGAGTGCCTCGAGGCATCGCATCGCGAGCGCGTGACACTGCAGCGACGTGATCCCGACGATCGGAAACCAGTCCGTACCGGCCGGCGCGTGCGCGGCCGCCGTCGTCAGGCGCACGCCGCCCGGCTTCCACGGCAGACCGAAAGAGGCTTCAAAGACGAGATCCGCCGGCGAGCCGACACCGATCCGGATCTTCACGTGCCAGTATCGCGCCCGCGTGTAGACCTTTATCCCGCGCGGCAGGAAGCCGCGACCGTGCGAGAGGCCGAGCCACGCCTCGAGCTGCCGCGGATCGAATCGCTCGAACGCCGCAAGCAGCGGCTCGGCCTCGAGGCGGAGCTGCGCGAGGCGTGCGGCCGTGCTCACGGCGCCGGCGCCGGCGGATCCTGCGTCGCGTCCGAATGCGGGATGACTTCGATCCCGCCGGCCGAATCGACAAACGTCGACGGCGGCGGCGTCTGGCGCGCGGATGCTTCCGCGGTAATCACGGCCGGATCCGCGCTAAAGCGCTTCCCGACGACCGTCCCGCCGACGATCGTCACGAGCGAGCCTAAGAACGTGAGCCACGCGCCGAGATCCGGGAGCTCCGGCTGCATGAAGAGGTATCGGATCGCCGTTGCGATGATGATCGAGAGCGCGACGAGGCACGTCGCCGCCGTCGTCGGAAAGTCCTCGAGCCATTCGAACGGCTTCCGGATCGCGCTATTCTTTGCCACTGCGGACGCCTCGAGCTAAGGCCGTGAGCCATCCGAAAAACATCTTCGCCCAATCGGGAAGCAGGATCGACGCCGCGGCGATGATGAGCCCGACATACATCGCGATATGTGCCCAATGCGGCGACGTCTTCACGTCGAGCGCGATCCGCATCTCGACGCCGAGCAGCGCGAGCGCGCCGACGAGCAGCGTCACGCCGAGCAGGATCCGCCCGATCACCGATGCCGCCGCGCGGAAGCCGGCGACGAAGGCCGCCGAGCGCGACGTCGCCGAGACGCGCCGCTCGATCGGTGCCTGCGTCGGATCGCTCATCGCGTGCGGCGCCAATCGAGGATCACACGGTTACACTCGGCCGGCACCGCGACGGGATCATTCCGGCGCGTCATCGTGCAGATCAAATAATTCCCGAGCTTCGTCGCATCCGCGAGCTCGTCGACTAAGGCCAGAATCCGCGCGTCTTCGGCACGCAGCGCGGAGAAATTGAGCTGATGCAGCGAGTCGACGACCGTCACGCGTCCGTCGACGGTCGCGACGCGCTGCGCGACCGGCCCGAGTAATTGGCCGCCGATCCATCCGGTTCCGGTCCCGAGAAAGATCGCGAAGGCGCCGATCCATCGTGCGCGGCGGATCATCTGCCAGATCTGCCGCAGCGTGAGATCTTCGTCCCGGCGGCCGTAGGATTCTCGGCGAGCATGCTCGCCGGTTACGTCGTCAGGCCTTGGCGTCGTGTCGCTCATTCGCTCGAGGTAACGGAATTCTGCCCCGTCGGCCCTTGGCCTGATGCGTCGTACGTTACGCGCGCAGCCTCGAGCGTGCCAGTCCCCCGTTAGTGATACCAAATGCGTCCGGGATCCGACCGGATCCTCGAGCTCATACTCACGGCCGCGGCTTCGGTGCGATCGGTGTCTCGAGGGACGGCGCCGGCGATCCGAACATCGGCGGCCGCGCGAGACTCGCGGCGAAGGCCTGCAGGAGTGCACCGCCGACGCGCTCGAGATCCTTTGCGCAATCGCCGGCGCCCGTGTCGTCGAGCAGCGCGACGTCGGTTGCAATGCGCTGCAGCTCGACGATGATCTGATCGAGCGTCTCGAGCGGCCGAGCTCCCGCCGGCGGCGTCATCCGCCGATAATCCCGGCGACACGATCGCGCCGTGCGACATTCGCCGGCGGCGCGACGCCGGCCTCGTCGTCCTCGTCACTATCGAAGACGAGGCCAGAACGCACGACGCGCCACGGATCTTCTCGCAGCTCCCCGAGCTCGTCGTCGTTGAGGACGCGATCCCACGCATACCCGACGAAGACCGCGATCCCGGTGCTCCCGCTCGCGAAATTCGCATCGCAGCCGAAACCGAAGCCGGCGAGCGACGTATTACTCGCGATCGATTGATTCTCAAAGGTGCGATTGAGCATAAAGCGCGCCGTTGTGCCATCCCACGCGAGCGCCACGGAAGACTCTTGACTCGTCGGCACGATGAGCGACGTCGGATGATCGGCGATCCCCCATCGCGTTAGGCCAAGGTTCGCGCTCCCGTAATTCATCTGAAACGTGTAACCGCCGCCGCTAAAGAGGTATCCCGTCGAGAAGAGTTTCCCCGAGAAGCCGGCACGCATATACACTTGTCCGAAGAGCGTCATCGGCGGCACGAGCGGCAAGCCGCCGCCGCCGGAGCCGCCGCCGGATTGAATGGAAAAGATCATTCCCGGTCCGCCGTCGAAACGCATCGCCGGGCCGCGCGTCTCGCCGCGATGCACGACGCCGCCGTCGTGCGTCGAGAATCGCTGTGTCACGAGATTATAACCGTGCGACGCCCACGCGCTGCCGCCGGTGATTGGATTACTTCCCACGCGCGGAATAATCGCGGCGCGTAAGCCGCGCCACCATCGCTTCTCCCTCGCCGTCGCGCAATTGGCGAAAAACGGATGTGGCGAGCAGATATGCCCGCGATGCGGCGAGAGAATCCCCGTCACGCCGACGGTCCCGTTTTGTAAAGCATGAGCTTTATCGTATTCCCGCTCGAGGCGGCCGTCTGCCCGGTTGTCCGTGCGACGGCGAGGTACTTGTGATCGCCGAGCGGCACGAGGAACGGCGTGCTCGCGATGAGCTGCTGCCCCGTTACGGCGCGAAGCTCGAAACTCGCGACCCATCCGTTTTTAGGGATGATCGGTCCCGTCGTCGACGCGTCTTCATACGTGCCGCCGATCTGCGTCACGACGTAGAGATCTATCACCGTGCCGGCCGTCGGCGCGCTCGCATAGGTAATATCGAGCTGCGCGCGCGCGAGCACGTCGAGATCGGCGTCGTTGTCGAGCGCCGACGAGAGCGCCGAGCCCGTCGTCGTCAACGAATTGAGCTCCGTCGAAAGGATCGTGACCGGATTCCCGGCGCGATCCGCGAGCCACTTTCCCATAGGTCGACCCTCGAGTGATTACGGCGTTTCCGCCGTCGGTGCCGGCGTGTCTTCGATCCGTGTTGCGGTGACTGACGTCGTCACGATCCCTTCGCTCTCACCCTCGAGCAGCTTCGCCGCGAGCGCGGCGCCGAGCCCTTTCGGCCCGTCGTGCTCGACCGTGTTCGTCGACTCGCCGCCGCTCGGATGCTTTTGCGTGAAGCTGATTTGATACCGTGCCATGAGAGAACCCTCTTCCGTTGTGGTGTCCTACGTCCGGAGTACCCGGAGCCCGATCGTGCACTGCTTAATATCCGTCGCGCTATTGACCCACGCGCGGAGTATATCGCCGACGGCAAGATCCGGATCCCATCCGGTGAGCGTCGCGTCTTCGGATTTGTTGTCCGCGACAATCTCGAGCGGCGCCGATGCGACGATCGAATCTCCGGAGACGGGATGCGTCGCGCCGGCGTCGAATTCGGCGAACGTGCACCGATAGAGATCGACCTCGAGATCGCCGTCTTCGTTCGCCAGCATCGAGGCGTAAACGATCGTCCCCGGTATGTCACACGGCGGCAGATCGACCCAAAAGCCGGCCGTAATGTCGTTGACGCCGTCGCCGATC